GTACTAGGCAACGGACTGATAAAAACGGGTGCTCTCAAAACCTATGAGGATAGATTTTTCATGCAATGCGGTCTATACCGTAATAAGAACATCGAGGGGCGTTTTGAGCTACATATCGACGTATTCTACCCGTCAGACCGTAGTGACCTAGATAATAGCTTAAAAGTTGTATTGGATTGCTTGCAGCAGGTAAAAGCCATTAAGAACGACAACAAGTGTGTGAAGATAGTAGCGCAGAAGTTTATCGACAAGAAGGAACCACGTATTGAATTCACAATAAAAGAAGTTTGACAATGAAAAAGTACGCAACAGTTAAGCCAAACAAAGGTTGGCGCGGTAAGCTGACCGAAGGTAGGGAGTATGAAATACTGAAAACCGAAGCAGTGACGCCAGAGGAAATATATCATACAGTTATCGACGATGAAGGACAAGATAGAATGTATAAAGCCAGCCGATTTACTGAACCAACATTATCTAAAACTAAAACTGAGTTATGAGCACGAAATGCACGGTGTTTGGGCAGCCGGATAAGCCCAGAGAGAGAAAGCCAATAGAATTACTCTTTGGCATTGAGACATCAGATACAGTCCCGTCTATATTCCCTCCCGGGAATAATCCAAAACCTTACGACACCTATACACTAGTTGAGCGGGGCGGGAAGTACGACATAATAAGGGTATATAACGACAGCGACCCGCTTAGAGGAATTACATACCTCGGCCACTGGAACGACGGATTTGTTGAATAAGAGGAAAAACAGAGATATGAAAATTACAAGACACAAAATGAGACCGTACGTAGCCAGAACCTACGGTATAAGCGATAAATCATTCTGGCGATTTAAGCTGTCTTTGCGGGGATTAAGAAACCCATCCGCCGACAGGCGAAGAGGGCAGCACCGGCCAGCTAAGGGCAAGCTGCTGCAAAAGTTTAGGAACCAAATTGAATACATCTGGCTTCACAAACAACCATTCTAACATGAACATCATCACAGACATCGACTTCGAGGAAGGAGGCGGGTAAAAAAGGAACATTTAAAACACACAATATGGCAATGATCAATTTTAAAGCATCTGTTAACCAAAAGGGTTTTGAGTATTACAACTACATAGTTGGCATAGCATTTAGCCAACTGCAAGAACACCCGGAAATGCTCAAAAAGATAGACATAACATCCGACCAGCTAAGGCAAGCCTCCGCCTGTAAAGATAAGATTAAGAAAGCAATTATAGAGGAAATGAAGAAAACGCGTGGCGCTAGGGTGGCTTGCCTTATGAAGGGAGAATAACACACAACCATTTTAACAACCATAACGAGAAAGTATGAAAAAAGTAACAACAGTAGCTCTACTGGCATTGAGCATGGCGATTGTTGGGTGCGAAAAAATAAACAGGTATGCTGAACGAAGTAAAGAAATTGACAGTATATCGACCGATTTGCGCATGTGCCAAGCGGCAGAAAAATATTGGGAGGCGGCTTGGAATAACCAATTAAAGTATGACGACAGCGCTTATGGGGAGCTGTATAGGGAATACCTATACCTTAAGGACACGGTCAACATGCTACGCAAACAAACAAAAATTGGACGTGCAAATGTCGTTTCTATTGGGCAACATGGCGGTACAACATCGGCTATTATCATAAATGGCGATAACCAAATAGGAAACCACAACACTCAGAACAACTACAGTAAATAAAAACAGCCCGTTGGCGCGGGCTGAATAAAATAAGGTAATCGGTTTACAACAATCACCACTACAAAATTAGTGATCTATGCACAGTATATCAACTTGCGTGCCACGCGGCGCGTTACAAAAAGAGCTTAACATTTTTTTGGCTAGTTGGGGACAATTTCGTACATTCGTAACTGAATCCGCGAAATTCAAACTTTACATTAATGCCCCAACTACATGGACTACATATCAATCAAAGATAAGGCTGGGGTTACTCCATTGGGGTTGTTTGTTTCTTCGCGGATTCAAGCACCCCAGCCGCGCGTCCATACCTCAAGTAATCAAAAATCCGCGATATATGAGTACCTATTCAAAACTTCTACTCGATCCGAGGTGGCAGCGTAAGCGCCTCGACATTCTAAAACGGGACGATTTTACTTGCACGCTATGTACTGATAGCCGAACAACTTTACACGTTCACCATAAGGCTTATAAAGGCAACCCGTGGGATATTCCCGACGATCAGCTGCGCACTCTTTGCCATCATTGCCACGAGATCACACACCACCTGAAAAACCACACCATTCTTGCCATTAAAAAGCAACATAGCTGGAACGGCAAATGCTGGGAGGTTGTCGCATTTACCACAACTGATTTGATATTCCTCTACCTGTTCTTTACCAGCGACCAGATAGAGATTGTGAGTGTATTTTCTAACGATAAAATGGCAGCGTAGGTATGGCAAAGAGATTCACAGACACCGGGAAATGGAATAAGAAATTTATAAGGTCGCTTTCAAAGGACTACAAATTGCTTTGGTTGTTCATTACAGACGAATGCGACACGGCTGGCATATGGGATGTTGACATAGATGTTGCCAGAATAAAGGCCGGAATAGAGGTTAATGAGGAAGATGCTTTGCTGTTTTTCAATGGTAAAGTAGTTGCAATAGACGGGGGGTCTAAATGGTTTATCCCTTCATTTATTGAGTTCCAATACGGCGAGTTGTCCGAAGGAAATAGGGCGCACACAAAGGCAATATTGCAATTAAAGAAATTTAACCTACTCTCTAAGAACCTAAAAATTAAGCCCCTTACAAGCCCCTTACAAGGGGCCACGCAAGGGGGTAAGGCAGAGGAAGAGGATAAGGTAGAGGAAGAAGTAGTATTAGTAGGTGGCGAATTTGAAAATTTTAACAAGTGGGTTTCAGCTCATGCTCCGAGGGTTTTAGAAATGGAAGCGCCAATAACAGAATCTGAATATTTTTCTCTGGTTGCTGAGTTCCCAATAGACGTGATAAAAGAAATTTTATCCGCTATGCACAACCATAAAAAGCTAACCAAAGACAATGTATCGGCAAACCTAACATTCAGGAACTGGGCAAGGCGCAGGGGCGTTAATCCGGCTTCACATTTACCAACGCATAAACCTTCAGTGGCAGTATGATAGATCAGGCATGCATACAGGAGATAAAGGACACTGCGAACGTCGTGGAGGTAGTCGGAAAGTTTGTAAACTTAAAGCCTCAAGGCGTTAATGTAGTTGGCTTGTGCCCATTTCACAACGAGAAAAGCCCATCTTTCAAAGTTTCAAAGACGAAAAACATATACAAGTGCTTTGGGTGTGGTGAATCAGGGGATAGTATAGAGTTCCTTATGAAGTCGCAAAGCATGTCCTATCTGGATGCTATACGATACTTGGCAGATATGTACAAAATAACAATTGTTGAGGAAAATGCACAGCCCAAAAAAACATACACTAAGCCGGTTTTTAGAGATGGTCAACTATCCGGCAAATACCTGAATTGGTTTAGTGAACGTGGAATAACGCCAAATACCCTGCAGCAATTCAAAGTGACGCAAGCAATGGAGTGGATGCCTAAAGCCGGTGCGACGGTAGAAACAATCTGCTTTAACTACTTCGTTAACGATACGCTTGTTAACATAAAGTACCGCGCAGAAAACAAAGATTTCAAGCTATCGAAAGATGCCGAATTGGTGTTCTATAATGCCGACAGCATGAAAGGGCGCGATTACGTGGTAATTACGGAGGGGGAGATCGATTGCCTGTCTGTATACCAATCCGGCGCGAAGTCCGTCATTTCGGTTCCTAATGGCGCAGCAAAGGGTGTTCAAAAGCTCGATTACCTAAACAACTGCTGGGATATGTTTTCAGATAAGACAAACATCATACTCATGGTGGATAACGACGGGCCCGGAATTAACCTTAGAGACGAACTAGCTAGGCGGTTTGGATATGACAGGTGTTTTAAGGTGGAGTACCCGTCCGACTGTAAGGATGCAAACGATGTGTTAGTAAAGCATGGACCATTGAAGATAGCAGAAATGATAAAAAATGCATCTGAGTTCCCGATAGAAGGAGTTTTTTCAATGTCGGAAATGGTGGAAGATGTGAGGGCTTATTATAACACTGGCTACCCGGTAGGTATAAAGGTAGGCATACCGGTTTTTGACGATCACCTTTCTTTTATGCTCGGGCAGTTCACTACGATTACCGGCATTCCAGGTTCCGGCAAAAGTGAGTTTGTGGACTACCTAATGAGCGAATCCGCAAAAAATCACAATTGGAGCTGGGGAGTTTGCAGTTTTGAAAATCAGCCATCTAGCCTACACGTTACCAAGATAATGGAAAAGTATGCCGGCAAAGCATTTTCTAAGCAGTTTAATGATGAAGATAGAATTAGCCCGGAAATGTTTGATAGAGCAATAAACTTTGTTGATGCTCATTTCTACTTCATCAACATCAACAAAGTAGATGTTACACTCGAAGGGATATTGGAGAAAACGAAAGAGCTGGTGTTAAGGAAGGGCATAAAGGGGCTTTTAATAGATCCGTGGAACTACATAGAACATAAGGGAGCAAAAGGGCAGACGGAAACACAATACGTTAGCGAATGCCTAACTAAAATAAAGGCTTTCGCGCTGACGCACGGCATACATATATTCCTAGTCGCGCACCCGCTTAAAATGCCTAAGACGGGCGGCAAATACGAAGTTCCTACACTATACAATATTTCCGGGTCTGCGCACTTTTTCAATAAGACGGATAACGGGCTTACCGTTTACCGCGACCTAGATACCAAAATAGTCGATGTGCATATACAGAAAGTGCGATATAGTTGGCTTGGCAAAATAGGCGTTGCTTCATTCCTGTACAATTTAACTACAAGGCAGTACGAGCCATTGCACCGGCAAAAGGATCCACCGGCGCAGGAAGTGCCGGATAAGGCAAACGCTGGCATAATACAGCAGCCGACACGCCCCCCCGCCTCATTCTGGAACGAACCAACATAACTAACCCCCCAATTTAACGATATGAAAAACACAGCATTACAGACGGCCCTTACTCGGGTAAATGAGATACCACAGGGCATAAACTACGACGGAATAGATTTCGTCAGGAAAGAGGATGTAACAAAGATACTTGAATCACTCCTCCCCGTCGAGCGCCAGCAGATAGTTGATGCGTATAACCATGCATGGGAGAATGCAGACTTAGGAGAAACAGCAAACGATTACTTCACCCAAACATACGAGAAATGAAAAACGAGACAATAGACTACAAAAAATATGTGCTAGATAAATTTCCTGACGCATTTATCTGCAAGTGTGCAGCATACGGAATACATGTGTTTTTTGGGCACAATAGCACGTATATAAGCGAATCGAGCGAGAGCGAAGAACAAGCATGGGAGAAAGCGCATAATTACATTTTGAACAACAAAACCAACCAACATGAGCACTCTAACAAACTATGAGCAAAGTTTAGGATTAAAGGAGATTGGATTTAACGAACCAACTCAAAACCTTTTCTTTTTTGATTGCGACAACACCTATTTTATGGGCAGTAAAGAAGATTGGGCAGAAGATTTCAATAGCGACGCAAGCAATTGGAACGCATTAACAGACCATATCTCCCGCCCCACGCTCAACACCGCCGCATACTGGCTAAGGGAGCATAAGGGCATTCACGTATCGGTACGGCCTATTTCCTGTGACTGGGAATACACTATCTGGCAGTGTAAAAATGCTATGAGCTGGGAGCAGGTCGAGCAAGATATTTTTACTTCACACGACAAGGCGCTATCTGAGGGAATAACGCGCGCCATCGCTTTAAAACAAAAGGAGGGAGTATGAAAAGGAACATAGTACAATCAGATGTTGTTTGGGCTACAATGTCCAATATTGACGAAACCAGATTGTCTACACACGGGTTTTACTCCAGAATAAGGTCGGGCTTGTTTGGCGAACAATATTACGGTAATGGCTCTTTATGCAACAAAAACTATGGCGTTAGCGAGGATGGCGAAACATTCTTGCCAATAACAAAAATTGATGCAGAGCCACTAAATGAGGAAACAGCATGTAAGCGATGTCTAAAAATATTCAATTCACTCAACCAAAACACAAATCATGATACAGGGAAATGAACTGCGAATAGGCAATCTTGTTCAGGATGAACTAGGTATTGAAAAAATGTTGCGCGTTTACCGCATAGATGAAGCGGCAATAACCTGTGGCGATAAGGAATTTTCACACCCATATCTGCCTGAAACTTTAAAGCCAATCCCGCTCACGCCGGAGGTGCTGGAGAAATGTGGGTTTGGTGCGCGTAAATTCATTGAGATAGGCAAATACTCATACTTAGAAATTGACATGACCGTTGTTAACACAATAGGATATAGAGCAATCATTCAGTTAGAGGAAAATGACGAAGGTGTAATAGAGAGGTATTTTATGCCACACATCAAACACCTACACCAGCTCCAAAACCTCTACTACGCATTGACAGGCACCGAACTAACCATCACCCTTTAAAACCACTGTATGAGAAAGATGAATTATTACATACCAATAATTGCAATGGTTTCAATAGCTTTCATTGCGCTGTATTTACTGACTAAACACAAACCTTTATGAGACACCTTACAACAACACTCCTCCTTGCGCTGATTTGCGCGGGGTGTGGGATTAATAAAAACGATAGCTTTTGGATTATCCAAAACAAAAGGACGAAAGATGCATGGGGGCGTTATTTACCTACTGGCATATGTCAATTCGACTTTAGCTACATACATACTACTCAAGATTCCTGCAACAAATACAACATTGGCGACACGATAAAACACTGATACTATGACAGCAGAACAGATTCTCGAAATATTTAACATAGAAGACTTACGCGACCTGCCAAATGCGGTATCGAGCCTTATTGATGGAGATGCCAAGATTAGATATGAGGCATATATAAAATTGATAGAAATAAACGGAGGTGATTTGTCAAAAGATTGGTTTCAGGAAATATACGAAGGCGAGTTGTCGGAACGAAAGCAAAAGAAGCAGGATTTTACCCCAAACAGCGTAGGGCTTATTGCGTCATTACTGACCGGGAATAAGGGAATGCTATATGAGCCTACGGCTGGTAATGGATCTATGATAATATCCGATTGGTGGACTAGGTGCGGGAAGTCGAACCCGTGCCGATATTCTCCAGCCGAAAATATGGTCACCTGCTGGGAGTTGTCCAATAGATCAATACCGATATTACTACTCAACCTATCTATACGTGGTATTATGGGATATGTGTATCACGGCGATGTTTTAGAGCAAACAATAAAGGCAAAGTATGTGTTGCTAAACAGGAGCAATGACGCACTCGGTTTTTCTGAAATAATCAAAGATGTTAATAACAACCTTAAAATAGTAGAAATATGAAATTCGAAGAACTGGCAATACAATTTGAAGCCTACAAAAAAAATTTCATCAAGAAGTCGGCAATGTCAGTTTATGTAAACTGCATTGCTTCTCATCTAGTGCCAGCATTTGGTGAACTTGAAGAGATAAGCGAACACCAAGTACAGGACTTTATATTATCGAAGATCAGCAGCGGCATGAGTCATAATTATGTGCGCGACTGCATAATGGTGTTAAAGCAAATATTGAAGTGGGGTAAGTCTCGCGCAATATATCCTTACAAAGAATTTGAGAATATTAAATATCCTGTAGACCACTCTGTTAAAAAAATAAAGACATATACGTTAGCAGAGACTAAAAAGCTCATTAACTATCTAAAAGACAACCTAACATTTAGGAATCTTGGCATTTTAATAGCTGCCAGCTCTGGCATGCGGGTTGGCGAGGTGTGTGCGCTTCAGTGGGGTGATATCGACTTGCAGGCGGGAATAATCACCATTCAGAGAAATATACAACGTATATACCACCAGCGAGAAAGCAGGACTGAAATTATTATAGATACACCAAAAACCAAGTCATCACAGAGGCAGGTGCCTATAAGCCCGGATTTGATGAAGATATTTAAAGCCCTAAAGTCCATCGCTAAGGACGATCATTATGTAGTTACCAACAGCGCTAAGCCGGAGGAGCCTCGCACCCACCGATCTTATATAGAGGATTTAGTAAAGATAATTGATATCCCATATTACGGGTATCACGTGCTACGACACACATTCGCAACTAGATGTATAGAGGCGGAGATAGATGTAAAGACAGTTAGTGTGATGCTCGGGCATTCAGATGTTAGCATTACACTTAACACATACGTTCACCCTAGCGACGCACAGAAGAAGACGGCAATTAACAAACTATTCAAAACGCTCGGATAATGACAGTGACAAAAAGATGTCCAATATGTGGAGAGGTGAAGGAGATGTGTTGTTTTGACACCTACTACTGTAAGGCTAGGAAACGCCATAGGCCACAAAACTATTGTAAGGCGTGTCAAAGGCCAGAAAAGAGAAAGCGAAGTTCTAAGTATTACGAAGAGCACAAAACAGAACGATTGGACTATGCAAAAAAATATAGGCAAGATCCAAGCAATAAAGAGAAGCGGAGAGAGCTATCAAAAAAGTTTAAAACTAAGTATAGGGAGGATTTGCAAGACTGCTATGTAAGAGATCGGCTACATCAAGAAAACGGGATATCCACCCATCAAGCAAAAGAAAATCCAGAATTGGTCGAAGCAAAGCGTCTACAAATTAAAATAAAGAGAAAAATAAAATCCATAAAAAATGAGCAACACAAAAAATAAATTATCGGACTTAAACGATCATCTTTTTCTAGCACTGGAGCGACTAAACGATGATAGCCTGCCTCCAGAAAGAATACAAGAAGAGGTGTGTAGGGCTAGCGCAATAACTGGCGTAGCAGACAAAATAATTGCTAATGCCAAAGTCACCATAGACGCAATGAAGCTAGTGGCTCACGGCGACGTTGATAAAATAGACTTGCCAGATAGCTTTCAACCTAAAAAGATTGAAAAACACAAAACCACCTAACATGCCACAAACACCAGAGTACATACGGGAGAGGGCGGACAATGTCGCCAATGAAATAGTTTGGGATGAATTAGGTCACCTATTCTCCAACAACAACGATGAAGCAGCAAACGCAAAGGCTGCATGTGTGCAAGCAGCGATAAAAGGCGCTACCGACGAGCGCGAACTGTGGATGGAGTTTCACCAATGGGCCTATGATAATGAGTGGCGCATGAGTACGCACCAATCAGGTATGTGGTATCATCCAAATACACCTTATATCTCGACGGAGCGTCTATTCAATTTATTCCTTCAACACAAAAACACAAAAGACAAAAACGATCAAAATGGATAAGAAAAAATGCACCTGCGATTTATGCAAAGAATATGACAAGCATAAATGGGATACAATAAAAGACTGTAAGTGCTTTTGCCATGAATCAGACGACGTATGCGGGCACGAATCATTGTGCTGCGAGTATCCTAACGGCAAGAAAAAGGACAACCCATATATCCGCGCAGAAAACGAAATAACACTGTCCACCACAGACCTACCCACTCCCGATGTCCCCGACATGAATGTCGGAGAGATACCCGCCCACGTCAAAGCGGCGATAGATGGGGAGTACCCGTATTGGGAGTATCGTGACCAGCCCATACAACAGGGAAAGGCGAACGCCCGAGTTGACCAGATACGCAAGGCTATGGAGAAGGGATACCAGATGGCGATGGGTGGCGATGACGCCTTCGATTCGCTCATGGAAGATATAGGGCTAGAGTTTTCAACGCACATGAAAGAGATGAAAGCAAAGTATAGTGTAACATTCAAAAACAGGGAGAAATGAGCCAATATTTTAACTGGAAAGAGTACGGCACCGAAATAATCACGGGCGGCCCGAGAGAATATGCGACCGAGGCCAAACCTTATGTATCGGCTAAGCCTACAAGAAACAGAAACGAATACGCCCGCAACTATTACTACGCAAGGCGTGAAGAACTTAACGCAAAAGCAGCGCAAAGATACCATGACAATAAGAGAGCAAAGGATATTGGAACTGCAAAGAAAGCAGCATAAGCAGCCCAATTACAGCCACGAGGAAATATCTGACAGGCTAGAGCGCTGCGCGTTAAAGCTGCACATGCAGGAACACGTTTCGGCAAATGCTATGGGCAACAATCTAACCGCTGCGGATCGTGAGCACTTCAAAGACATACTGCTATTTATTGACAGCGTTAAAAAGAAAGCATCATAATCACAAATAAAATTGAATGAAATGAGTGTATATACCGTATTCTTTCGCGTAGGTGACAAGAAGCTAAAGAAAGATGTTATCGCAGACACAGAGGAACAGGCTAAAAAGAAGATAATCGACAGCTTGCGATTCGACAGGGTTGAAATGTATGTTGTAAAGCCAGAGGATAAGGACTTTATCGATAAGCTAATGAGTATCTTTAGATAACCCCCTCCGAGTAGAGCAGGGAGGGGAAAGAATATTTCTGAAAAATAATTTTTGAAATTGTTTGCAAATTCAAAATAAAGTTGTATCTTTGTGTTATCAAAGCAATTCCGCCGAGATAAAAAACTGTCAAAAATGAAAATCAAACAAAGTGTTTGGAATCAAATTAGAAAGATAGCCACAGCAAAGATTGGCGGCTATCAAATGAGGCTGGAGCTTGGCCAACGAGCATTCAACAGAACAGAAGACGTACCCGCTGAACTTAGGGGCGAAGCCTACTACAATAGACTTCACGAACTAGACGACGAATGCGGGGATTTAAGCGATTTGATTGATTGGGCAACCGCTAAAGGAGTAGACTATGAGCTTATTGACGGTAAGTTGCTACTTGACTTCTATGTTTACGACAAAGAAGAGCTTCGGGATAATCTACTTATTGAATTTGATGAGCAAGGGGAGATAATACAGGCCTATCTCACTGGGAATATGGAAGATGATAAAATACGCAACTGGAAAGAAATTGCATCAGCATAAAGTCCCTGTTTCCTGACAGTTCAGGCTTAGAACTCACCCCGCTCTGTTAATTCAGGCGGGGCTTCTAGGTGATATGAAGAAACAAAAACCAACGCACGGTGGAGCGCGTGAAGGCGCAGGCAGGCCGACAGATGACCCAAAGACCAAAACGATCCGCGTAACAGAAACAGAGCATAAACTAGTGAAGGGGTATCGTACCAGCGACCACAAATCAGAAATACTAAAGCTGGCAGGCGTAACCACCCCCAAGCGTAAAACTAAATAGAATGAAAGCTAAAGACTTTGTAAAGAAACATTATCCCGAAGCTGTTGCAGTAAAGCAGAGATTTGTCGGCATTCACGAAAGATACACTGGCTACATGATAAATCTGTCGCCGCAATGGGAGCATTATGCAGATGCAAGAACCGAGGCGAAGGCGTGGCAGGAGGCAAGAGAAAACATAGAGCACGATTTAAAACAGGGAAACAACTTTAAGGCATGAAAGCGGAAATGAAGTACAGGGCAGAACAATCGAACTACGAACTTAGCCTATCAAAAATGGCTGGGAAAAATATTGTTGACGTGATAGGCTATGTATCTACCGATTTTGGCGAAGATGCGCCTGTATTCAAAACAACTAGAGTGGTATTTGAAGATGGCCAATTGGTTAGATTTCAGGGCGAGCATGACATTGCATATATACCAGCAAATGATGGCGCAGATTGGCTAAGTGTTGATTTCTTAAATTCCCTAAATGATTAACCATGACCAAGCTAAGCGACGCGCAGAAAGAGGTGATAAGGAAGATGCGGGAGGGGTATTTGGTTGTCGAAGATTTTTGGGGTGTCGTATGTGGATATTGGGACAGCAAGCGCATAAACAAGACTATTGATTGCCTAGAAAAAATAGGTGTCGTTTATAGGAAACAACATAGCAACATTTACACCCTCACCACTAAAGGCAAGAGCATAGAGTTATGAAAGCATACGGAGTAAGAAAGCGGGACGATGAGTGCTGTCCGGGGCATAGCAAATATCCGTTGCCGGGTAAGCCGCACGGTCGCAAAAGCAAGCAGCAGAAGGCGGCAGATAAATCGCGTAAGGCAAAAGTTCGACATGTTAAAATCGATATTGGGAATTAGATATCGCGTAAAGAACCAATCAGAGAGATGAAAACGTTTATAATCACTGTTGTATTTTTCGCAATGTCAAGCTGCATGCTAGCGATTGCGATTAAGCTGTATCAATATCAAATATTGTGGATGTCAGCGCCCTGTTTTGTCTTATCCTATCTGTTCGCAAGAATGTTTTGGGAATGGACAAAAGAGTTATAACCAAAAACCCGCCGAAGCGGGTCTATTTAGAAAGTACTGCCAAGTCAATCGACCTGATAGCAATTTCGAGTCGGAGCACCAAAGTTACACCCTCCCTACCTTACAGCCAAAACTATTTGATAGCCCTTTTGCACCAGCCTTTGAGATACTTTATCTGCGACGGGTTGCGGTCAACAATGCCGATGTAGTACCGCACTTTCTCCACCTTGAATTTCGCGTTAAATAGAGCCGTTTTAAGGCTGTCGTTCTGCCTGCGGTATATCTTGCAGGAATCTACTGTTTGCGCCTGTAATGACTGGCTAATGACCAGCAAAGCAACTATAATCGCCCATCTCATATGCTAAACCCGTTTACGTTGTTCAATGCGTCTAATGCCGTCTGGCTCATAATGCCCGTTTCTGGCAATCCTAGAGCCTTCTGGCAAAGTGTGATTGCTGGCTTCACCCCGGCGTTAACTGCGAAATTTGCGATACTAGACGCACTCTCCTGACTATCTATGCCATCGCACCAGCACCTATCCCAATAGTTTGCCTTGTAGAAGTTTTTGAGCAGTGGGATTTCTGACGGCGGGAGCACATCGCCCACCTTCAGGCCAAGTTCCTTTACTCTGGCAAATATCGGGCTGTTAGGGTTCGCTTTTTGAGATACCCCGGCAACGGTAAAACCGCCCCGGTCATTCTGATCGTTAGTTATCTTGTAACTTTCGTCCTTCATTAATTCGTCAAAAAAAGGTTTGAAGTCTGCCATTTGCGATTGTTTTGTATATTTTCTACACCCGTATTAACCCTAAATTGCACCCCCTCCAAATAATCAAGTCAACCGTGTGTTTTGTTTCTCCTGTTATTTTTGATATTTCATCACAAAGGCCATCTGGCGTCATGTTGTATGCGTTAGCAACCCTTACAAGCCACCTGTCTGGCTTCACGACATTAAGTCCTAAGTTTTTAGCTAAGTGCCAACAAGTAATGTCGCCAATCCACGGCAAAGACTTTAGATATTCAACCTTATTTTCCGAGTTTTTATACTCTTCGAAAAGCCTTATGCTGCAATTCATTATGTGGTCGATAGCGGCAACTTTTCCTTTGTGATTAAATGCGGATGATGTCGATTTTCCATTACTCCACGCAGCACGTATTTTGTCCCATATTTTTTGGGCAATCTGGTTTTTCATACCCGAATTTAGTATAACCCAAACCGCTTCGTTGGCAAAAATGTTATGGTCGCTACATTGCTCTATGTTCCTAGACCAAGATATTTCGGCCTCATAGCCGCACGACGTCAGCGTTTCCGTTAACGCCTGAAACTGTATTTTGTCTAACAAATTCACTTTATATACAGAGCAGCTTCACGGCTGCTTTTTTGTTTTTATCTTATTCCTGCGTCTCTCATAATTTCGTTATCTTTGTGCCAGCGATTTGCTTTAATTGTCCCGCCTGAACAACGGGGGCCGAAAGTCTAGAAGTTTCACATACGGCGGTGGGGTGCTTGGCAACCTGCCGCTTTTTTAATACCGTCTTTTCATCAACCTACCAACCAGCAACACCAGCAGCGCACACGCTATCACGATATTGCCCTTGTCGTATGGGGTCATTACCATTTCGGTTTAAAAAACTTCCAAACAAGTACCAGGATAACCAGCAGTAAGAGTATACCCCATGTCCATAGTGCTCTACCTCTCCATTTCCCTACTTTCTCTTTGTATTCGTCCCGCTCCCTATTAGCAGTAGCCACATCACTCCGCAAAGCATCATTGTGCAGCGTAAGGGCGCGTATTCTGGCTTCATTCTCAGCGTGTATGGTGGTACTATCCAAAACCGTATCAACACGGTAAATAATGACCTGTGGCGGACACTTGATTTGTAGCTTGGTTTTAGTTGCTTCATCCCATGTCGCTTTAACAAAGCTGTCGCAGTCGGCCTCTACATAAACGGTTTCTCCGGTCACGGTATCGGTCTTGCCCTGCTTCCATTTGATAACGCGCACTGTGTCTACCCTGTTAGGATACCATGACGCGCATTTCTCAGCTGGTATAGCCTTTTTACGGGGGTTGTCGCTTGCCTCTAGCCGATCGTGGCCGCGTTCCATTTGCTTGGCAGGATTGCACGCTATAAGCGTAAGCAGTAGTATGTAGATTATGTGTTTCATGCGTCTGGCTTTGGTTCGTCTTTGGGTTGCGGTGGCGGGGCTTGCCTGCTGAATATCCCGGCTATTTCTGTTGACTTCACGATACCAAGCACCACGGCTGCATACAATAGCACATAGCCCAGCTGTGTAGTGTCCAATACCTGCTTTCTTACACAATGGTAAGTAAACGCGTAAAGCACCGCCACGGTAGATATATACCCTATAAGCCTGAACCCACTTGGCGATGTTACGCCGTGCTTTGTCTCGGATAGGCACTTGCTCACAAAGTCCCATTTCCACACATTGAACGCAGTAAATGCCAGCCAGAACGCACCGAACAGGCACATACCAAGATAGCCCATACGGAGCGCGAATAAGCCTTTACCACCCCATTGTGCCGGGGCCTGCTGAATAAGGCTGTCCACGTCAGACGCGAACACAGAATTACCTATCAACATCAGACAGGCGAACAATAGTATTTTGTAGATTGGTTTCATTTTACCTTCTCTTTAAAAATTTATATAGCTTATACCCATAGCTGATAAGCGCACACATACCCGCAATAGTTGCAAGCCACTTATTTACATCATCATGGGTCAAGGATGCTAAATAGCCGAAAAAAGCTGTCCCGCAAACTAGTATAAGGCTTTGTGCGCTCGGCCTCGGAATCTCATGTACAAACTCGTTAAAACTCATTTCTTATTTATTCTATCATAAACAAACGATATCAGTATTGCGAACCCATGCCATCCAGCTTTGGCCCATCCATACCCATAAGGCATATGATACAGGTCTACAAGCTCACCACATGCCCACAAAAACGCAAGCAAAGTATACCAACGGCTCCGCAACAGAAATATCCATAGACACAGACTTATAAAGCTCAAATCCAGAAACAAATCACTTTGCAACCGCGAAGCCTCAAAACCCATCCATACGGATAAGCCCATTGCATATAGCAGCCAGTTACGCATTAGTGGGTCTTGGTCTGCGAATATGTCCAAATCCGAACGGCAACTCACATGGGCCGCCGTCCTCCGCCTTCACAGTATAGGTGTGCGTTACAGCTTCCTCCCCTTCACCCTCCGTCCACTGGCAAGTAATGTCCAGACGCTGCCCATACCTCTTTATCTTTTGTATCTCCGCCGGATCGCCATCGCTGTTATAAACAATCACGCTATCACCCAGCAGCCTACCCATTTCAGGCATAGTCAATGGGTTTGTCCACTGAACAGATACGTCATTTACATGCGTAACTATGTCGGTAAGAATATCGTGAAATTTGTCCGCCGGATATACGGCAACATGGTAATCTAATCTGATGCAATTGTTTGAGCACATAATCTTTGTTTTTATTGGTTAGTAATTAATGAACCGGGACAATTTTTAAATAAGTACTGCCGCCGGTGGTTGTCTTGTATAGCGTATTTGATTCTGCACCATCTGCAATGGCCGCCGCGTCATCGTCATATTCCGGGACGCCAGGCAGATATATTGTGCCAGATGTGATAGTGAGGTATGGTGTCGAGAAGGTAACGCCGCCGGGAGCAGTAAATGTTATGGCTTGACCCGACCCATCCATAAAAACGGTAGTGCCATTAACTGATGTAGTAACTGCGGGTGTTACATTGTCCCACGCCGTCGTTGCACCTCCATACCCCGCGGTCGTAGTCTGAGCGTTAACATCTCCAAATAGAATACTTGTCGCCCCGGCAGCTATGTTTACACTGGTCGGGGCCGCACTCATTCCGCTACCCTCCTGAGCTGTTAGTATAAGGAATAGGCTATTTTGTATCGCTAACGCGTGCCCGTCACAGTCAACCGTTCTATCCCCCTCCAGCGTTCCGTCGCCTGTGTAGATTGTGGTGGAGCCGGAGCCGCCGTGTTCTGCGACATACGCCTGCATTTCTGCCACAGTAGGAAACCAGCAAAGGGTGTCGCGCGTTCCGTTGGCATTTATCCTGATTTTAGCCCTTACAGGAACTTCGTATCCGCTTACGTTATCATTAGCGCATGTCCCCTGCCCGAACGTTGTCGCGGCTGTTAGAAGAAAGAGTAGGGTTAGTAGGTGTTTCATTGTTATGTCGATTTAAAATAGTCCTGCATTATATCCGTATGGCACACTATAAGTAAAAGGAGATGCCCCAAAGTTTGCTGAAACCTGAATACCAGGTTGTGCGTTGCTATCCCCAATGCCCCATGCTGCATATATGGTATTGCCCGAAAGCCCCGTGCTATAAGCCGCGCCAATTTTAGCGCTCCCGCTCCAAGGTATGCCCCCGCCAACCCAACCAGAAGAATTTCTGAAGTAGACAGCGCCATTATCCATATCCAACGCCACGCCAACAACCTCTCCATCTGTAAAGCCGGTGCCATATCCTTGCAACCCGGGCGGCGTGTGCCACCTATCTCCAGTATAGTAGTACCCCCAGCCAGCATTGTTACCCCCAAGAAACTGATTGAGGTTAACGGTGCTGAGCGCTATGCCCACAAAACCATATGTAACCCCGGTTGACCATACTATTTCCCAATACCATTTGCCGCTTGTTTCTCCAACGGTAGAGATGCCGCATCGGCTTAATCCTACTGGTACATTTACAACAAGGTCGCCCCCGCTAAGCGTTACGCTGCCACCCTGCTTTGCCGGGTCCCATGTAGAACAAACAGTGCATGTTGTTGCCGCCTGCACTTGTCCGAATGGTATAGGCGGCATGATCTGCGCATGGATCGACAGGCTAAACAATATTGCAAGTATGTATAGTATCCGTTTCATTAGTGTTGTGTGTAGGTTGCGCCTTTTAGGTCAAAAAACGGGCCGCCGCTAGAGGTGCTATTATACATGTACTCTTCAGATTGAACCTGACCGGGCACAGTGCCTATAAAGTAACTGACGGCCCCTTGCTTGAAAATGCTGTTGTGCGCTATTACCCTGCTTGTGCCATTATCCTCATACGTGATAACCAGCAATTGACCATTCGCCCATGAACCCGAAGGGGCGGCAAATGTTACATTTCCCGATTGGGCGGTTATGAATACATATACGGGCTTGTTTATGTCAGCGCTGGTTGATGTTATAGTGTATGTTGAGGCTACTGATACGGACGTTGTGACCTGTGCTGAGTTAGATGCGGCTGTTATGTCGCCAAGTGTTGCAAACGTGTCTGTAAGCCCCGGCTTATTTGGTAGGTAAATAGATTCATTGCTTGATATTGCGGATGGCAGTATCGCTATTAGATTTGAGTTTGAGCGGCTTTTCATAAGCCATAGACCTACACCGCTGGTGTTAGTGAATTGCCAGATAGCCTCGCTGCTCCATGTGCCTGTAATGCCCGTACTATCAATTGCTACTTGTCTTCCTGAGCCTGAGCGACCGAAAGCCGTTTGATATGTTGTGCGCGCTCCGGCTGCACAAACCGCCTGCAAATCCCACAGGGTAAGATATTTACAAACGCTGTCGATGTTGCCGCCCACGTTAACAGGTGTCACACTATTGGGCGCAGTTTTTATCGTTATGGTTGTGTTGTTGGTGCTGCGAAAATTGGTAAGCAGGGAGTTGGTCGTCTGTGCGATTGATGGCACACCCGCTATAACCAACAGTACGCACAATATGCGTTTAAGGTAAGGGTACATAGTAGAAAGAGTTTATTCGGTTGAACAAATGTAATACTTTCCACGAAACGGAAAAAATCTATTTTTTGGACTAAACGAAAGCGCTGCTGAACTCAGAAGTGAATATCCGGGCGAATGGGTTGTCGCCGGGGTTCGCAATAGCGTTTTGGGATTCAGATACCAGGGCGATGGTCGTGCTGGCAAAAATCAGTGGAGCAATTTCGCTATCCTTTATCTTCCAAAGGTCGGAAAGGCTCGTTTGGCTTTGCGGGTTAAATACGATATATGGAAAGTCGTCTATGGTCAATTTATCCGCCAATAGCGCCTCAGTTATCATCTGGAGCATGTAGTAAGGTATTCCAATAGAAACCTCGCCTACTTTGAGCGTAAATGTGCTTACCTGATCGGTTTTTATCTGCACTTGGCTATATGACTGTTTGACATACCCCACATTGATAACCTTCGGCACGAATACGCTGACCAATGCCTCGCATCGTTGGTAAAACACCGCAGAGTATGGGTCTGAGTTGAATGGAAAATCGTTGTACCAGCCGCCGATAATGATGTTTTTACGGGCTACGTTGCTATTATAAGTGAAGGTGAATAGCATTGTGTCCGGGTGGTCTGTGGCTATATTCAGTGGCTCACTCCAATAGCTCAAAGTATCTTCGCCAGTCATTTCATTATCACATCGTATGTAGTAAAATTCGCCGTCTACAATGTCCGTAAACGCTGATGGTGTAAATGAAAATAGATAGCTATTTAGCGGGTATGAAGTGCCCGTGCTTACCGCCGTCCATGTGTTCCCGGCAAGTGACTGGCCGCCCTTAAAATACGGCGCTACATTCAGGTCTATGGTGGATATTTCCTGCTGGTATTTATCACACAGATAGAGCTTTGCAATGCTGCTGCCACCCTGCACATGAACCATTATCGTTATTGTGTCATTAAGCCCTATTTTCTGGTAGTATTGCTGCGCTGGCTGCCAGTCCTGTATAGTTAGCCCATACACCGCCTGACCTAGTATTTGCAGGCCTTTCGGCACGTCTCTATCACGGCTTATCTTCACCGAATTTGATAGCGGGAATATAGTTATCCTCTGCGCAGGCATTTAGAAAAGGGTTTGGTCTCACGAAGATAGGAATTGTTTTCCAAAAAATGGAAAAAGGACGGTAGAAACCGCCCTAACCTATAAAACCTATCATGAGTCAATCGGTGCAAAGATACTAAATTCCGGAAAATGGAAAAGCCCAGCAAGTGCTTTTGCTGGGCTTGATGTTAGTTAGAGGCTAACGGTTGTATTAGGAGGATACAAAGGTATGTTATTTATTTCAATTGCAAACATAGGAGGGTTACTCCCTTGCAACCCCTATAAATAGAGTCCGAAGGCTTCCGCTGTTTGAATAGACTTGGCTATTTGCTCACAGCTTCCTGCTCTGTCTTACCTGTCGCCTCCCATGCGAGTGTTGAAGTTGTTACGGGAACTTTTGCAAGTCGTTAGTTGCCCCCTCTAAAGCATTGCTAACACTGGTTACTTCAACAATTCTTTCTGTTGTGCCAACCGGCCTGTGAAGGCTCTAAACACACAGTTTCTTAAGATCAAAGCTAAACTTTCATTTTGCAAATGAAGCACCATTTGCGCGGAGTCAAACATACTTAAGACCGCTTTACAGCACAAATTTACCACATATACAGCGCGTGCGCGCGATAATATGCAAAAAGTTATCCACAATTTATATAGCTACCGTAAATTAATTTTTGGCCCGGCATTTGCTATATTTACAAAAATCACCTTATGAGCAACGACGGTAAAATTCAATTCGGCGTGATAATGTTAGTGGTAGGCATAATCATTGGCATATACGCCTTTTTCTTTTTCGATGTAAGTGTATCATCATACTATTCTAGCGGCACGGCTAATATGGACTTACTGAATCGGAGGACTTGCTTAATGATAGCGGCTGCCGCTCTATTTATTAGCGGGGCTGTTATGAGTTCATCCACAAATAATGATAGGCTTTATTCTATCGATGTAAAAATAGATACCATAACTTCAATTTTGACAAAGATTATATCAAACAAAAAAGAAGATTAACCATGAAAAAATTTCTCCTTTTATTCGTAATCATCGCGGCTGTGAGCTGCAATAAGAAAGATAACAAGCGCGCAACTACGCTATCGCTCACCGCTGCTGCCAGTGATATGGGTTTGCTGTTTGAGCATAAGTACGCTATGGTATTGTACAGCGGAAGTGGCATAATGGATGCTGATAGCATTACATTTCACGCTGACAGCACTATAACGGAAAAGCTATACAACGACAGCTCACATACTTACGTAACGACCCCCACGGTAGATGTTCACCCGTCCGCAAGGAATAATACGGCAATTAGAATTTCCAGACCAGCTACATCATCCGGCTTTGGATTGCTAAACAACTACACAGGGGATACTGTTAATTTTGCTTATGTAGGATTTTATACAAGCGGGCCTATATTTAACATTGGCAATAAGGCTACATTGGGCATTATGCTATCTAACAACAAATACGCGATACTTTACTAAACCACAGTATCCGGCGTTATCCATCCATAAAACTCCGTAGCTGATCCGTCAGCAACCTGCACCGCTTTGTAGATAAAGAACCTGTATTCTGTTGTGGTGTAGCCTACTTCTTTCCATAAAAAGCGCACATACCCTTTTGGGTCATTGCCAAACAGCTCATACATATTTACCGGGTATTTAGAGCGCACGCGGATAATGCTGTCACCAAATAATCTATCCGGCAAATCACCAATGCGTATGTCTGAAAATTCAGTGTATGGTGTTGCGGATGCCCCTACATCTAGGTTGCTGGATATGCCAACAGGCGTAAAGGGCTGGTTATTTAGCTGAATAATAGTGTTGTTCCTAAAGGTCAGGTATTCGTCATCCATATTGCTCAACACACTGCGAATAATAGGGCCATTGCGATAGATATTTCTGCATGGCGATAGCGGTATGTTTATAGCTGTATCTGGATAATAAAGGCCCGCAACGTATGGAGCGGTTGCCGCTGTCGGGTCTGTGCTCTGTGCGTTGCTGTATTTTTTTATTGCGTATGCAAAGCCGCCTATCGGATTGTTTTCGGGGTCATAAATCTGCACCAACTTGCCATTAACCATAGCTGGCAACTCAAAAGACTGTTCACTTTCCATGTACAGTGCGACAACCTTGTCATTTGCTGATGGCTTGCCCGCGTCATATACCGCCGTCACATTCTGCGTCACCTGCTGCTGACGAATGAACTCAGTTTCATACATGCCACATACAATGCCTGTTTCCTGCATATCCATAGTACCAGGTACTGCGACAGCAGGGGTGTCAAACTCTTCCTCTGTATTAAATTCGTCAACCCCGAAATTACTGTTGGTATCAGCTCGATTATAACCGGCTTTAAGTTGCGCTCCTATACCATCCGTCATTTGCTGTATCTCAAATTCTGTTACATCATAACCCAAATCAAGTATCATAGTATTTGGGAAGAAGTAGCCGAAATTTTCAATCCTGAATGTATCGCCTTCTATGGCTCCGGCGCACCCTGCAACAGTTTTGCAAAAGTTGAAAAGCTCGTTAAATGATATAGCCATATAGCTACGCCCTTGCAAATTCTGCAAGGTGTATGAAGATGTAAGCAATATATTAAACGGTACTACATCAGCAACCGGCGCAGCTTCATCGTTGAACAGGTATTCGCTAAGCCCGGTATATGGCGTTGCAACTGGCACGGGGAATCCCCAATCATCTGACCGGGTTGTTGCCAACATTGGGACTATCTTTTGCAATACCTGATAAAGCCTATATCCCATAAAAACAGACGGGGGAAATGAGGGGGCTTGGATTGGTGTGCCGCTTGACCCGCTGTCGTAGTTTGACAGGAAAGAAAATTGTAGGTTTGAAAACTCTAAATTTAACTGCGTTCCCTGCGCAATACCTGCGTCGTCATCGAATATTAGCGCAAATACATAAACCTTATTATAGCTTAGTGTAGTTGTAATTGTTTCAGATATTGTGCCTCCGGGGGTAGATGCGCCGGTTAAATACCATTTATAAATAGTGGTATATGTGTAGTTGCTTCCAGACATTACGGGTTTATCGTCGGTGCCTATTTCAAAAAGTACAAATCCCAAAAAAGGGTTTGTAGACGGTGCGGCGCCGGTAATCTCCATTGTACCAGGTATAGTAGCCTGTACCTGCACGGACATTTCTATACTGCCAGAACCCGTTGGCAATATATTTTTTAAACTAAACCTGTTTGTTGTATATGGCTTACTGTTGTTGTCTCCATTAAAATCCCGCTCGTTAGCTCCCGGCTGTGATGGAACCGGCCCCGGCTTATCGCTTCCATTCGCTTGATTGCCAGTTATTAAAAATGGGGTTAGAATTGTATTGCCGACATAAGTGGTACTGCCGTCTTTTTGCACTGGCGTATACGGCGACAAATATGGAATTGTGTGATACCCGTCATCAGGCGCGTCAAAATGCTTCCCATGATTAAATCCAAGCAACTCACGCCCATTTATCTGCGCATAAACCAAAGTGTCATCTGGCGTTGCACTACTAATAAACGTCGCATTATACAGCAGCTTTATCCCCTCATGCACGCCAAACTTTGCATCTGTAAGCCAATCATCCAAATCGCTGTCATACGTCCAATAGGGTATTTTGAACTTGGTATTGCCCCTTGCCTGTATCTGCTGTATCAACTCACTATCGAGGGTTGATATTTCCAGAATTTGATTCATCTGGTTATCGAGGTAGGTACGGAAATCCAACAACGTTTGATACCATATGTCATACTCAAAAGTTGATTCGTTCCATATCCATATTTTCAGGTTGCCATATCCGCGTATGCCTGCCTGACGGCGTATATACTGAATGATGGCCCGAGCATCTTTGCTAAATTTAAACGCTCCATTTGAAGACTGCGAGCGAAATACGCCCAAGTATTCCGGGTGCCGGTTCCACTCAATGTTGATAGTTTGCCAGTCCTGCGGTAACGTAGATAAATATGTCTTGGTGGTAGTTGTGGTTACAGACCATGTGGCGGATTGTTGCAACGTAGCAACATAGTAGTTGCCGTCACGATCCTGCAGGGTCATTTCAAATTGACTATTATATGCCATAGGGTTTATCTTTTAACTCTGAACTGTAAATTTTGCTGCGTCCTTACTGCGTCTACATATGCCTGTGAGACGTTGGGTATCTGTGGCCTGCTGCCATACATAGCCCTTACCATATCGTCGCCAACATCTTCAAACTTGTTGCCTATATACTTTGTAAGTTCCTTCATGATGGCTCCGTCATTTACCGGGTTGACCATAGGCTGGGTAATGAACATACGGGCCGCCGCCGCCTGTAAAATGCGGGTTGTTTCCTCTGCTGTATTGATTTTAGTACCAATAGGCATTTTATAAATACCCCTCTTTTCGGCTATGGTCATGCTGCCATCTGGTGCGGTCATAAGCTCTGCACCTTTTTCGCCCGCGACAAAGTGCTCTGTTGTAGTTGTACCGCCTTTGGCAAATTCGGGCAGTGGAGCGGATGCCGCCGCCGCATATTGTACCGCTCCCGTGGCCGCCAGTAACGCCGCAATAGGCACAGCAACAGGGTAAGGAAAATCAACGAACGCCTTTATGATGGCAACGGCTGTATTTGCTATGATAGAGCTTTCTGCCGCCTGCTTTTGGGCTTTAGCCGCCTTCAATGCCAGCGCATTAGATTTAGCCTGCAATTCGGCTTCTTTTGCCTGTGCCTGAGCCAATACCTGCTGCTTTTCATTTGCCTTATCAATGGCATAACCCGTAGTAGCATCAATAGCCCTTAACTTTTGGTCTGTGTCATTGCGTAGTGTTTCCTGTTCGCGCTGGATTTGATTTTGCTCCGACTGTATTCTCTGCTGTGTAGCCTGTGCCTCCGCTTGTATTACTTCCTGAATGAGATTTACCGCCAAATCTCGGATATGGCGCATGTCATCTTCCTTCTTTCGCCTTATTGCGTCGTCACTATTTGCAATGGCCAGCTCATATTCCTTTTGTTGGCGAATTAGGTCATCGTACACCTGCTGGCTCAATGCTACTTGCTTATCAGCTTCCTCTTTGTAGTCTGGAGATAATGGCCCGGATGCATTTTCTTTTGCCTTTTGCAATGCCGCCGCCGCGCCCGGAATCTGCTGATTCACCCCGTTTAGTCCTATTTGCGCCTGATTCCTATTGTTGCGCTGGTCTTCTATGAATGTTGCATAATCCCTCGTTGCGGAATTTCCGCCGCCCGACACGATTGATATGAGGCGCTCCAAATGGCCTATATCAGCATTGGTAGACAATGACCGTGTAGCTTCTATTACTTTTGCCGATATCTTATTAAAATAATCCTCGGCTAGTTTTAATCTCTGCTTGTATGCATCCCGGTCAATTTGCTTCAATTTTTCGTCCTGCTGGCGCTGCGCCTCAATGATCTGGTTGCTATCAGTTATGGTCGCTGCCATTCCCCGGAACTGCGCCTCTAAGGCTTCCTTTTTTGCTTTGGTTTGCAAGTCTATTGCCGCCGCCGATTGTTCATAGCTAGGAATGCCAAATGCAGCGTTGCTACTAGCTAAATCCGCAGCGCCTTGCAATAGTCCTACGCCGGTCTTTTGATTCCTGGAGTATTCATCTCGCGAAAATTCATATTCTGCGTTCTTGCGCTCCTGTTCGCCTATTGCCTTGAGCAGATTGAGTAATTTGTCGTAAGCCTGAATATTCTTATCAGTATAGCCTAGATTGTTTTCGTCTGTCACAGACAGCCTGTATATCTCTCGATTCTTACTGATTTCATCCGTTAAAGCCTTGTATTTCGCCCGGGTGTCTGCAACTATCTTGTCAACACTTGCTACATCCTCCTTCTCAGTCTCTTGGCGTAGTTGCTCCCGAGTAGCCGAAAGTTCCTTTTGCAGCTCTTTTTCTTTCTGATTCATTAGCCTGTTGCGATTTTCTACAAAGGCTACTATGGCATTCTGTGTGGCGGCTTCCGTTTCTGTTATCTGCTTTTCTATTGCCTTGCCGTCTGCAACATTCTGATTTCTGATGTCATCTATTATCTTTTCTAAGTTCGTGCCAGCCTTAACTGCATCATTAAATTGCTTTTCTATGCCCTTAATTACCGATTCAGGTAGGTTGCCTTGCATTCGTAGGTATTTTGGCAAATTGGCCCTATCCCCCTCCGCATACGCAAGCGCAGAGCCAATATCCTGACTGATATCCAGCTTCTTTTTAAGTAGCTTTATTTCTGCCTCCCGGCGCTCGTTTCCTGCGTCCAATACCTCCTTTTCGTGCTCATAAACTGCGTCGTTTACAACTCCAATAGATTTTATCAATTCCTCTTTACGCTTCAGCCCATCTACCGTATTTGCTTCTATGGCTTTCAGTATTTCTACATTACTTATCGCAGCAAGATTCAGCGTTTTTTGTAACTCTTGAAGTTTTGTAACTTGGTCAATAACACTTTCAAATGCGGAGGAAAGATTTTTTGCCGCCTCAGCAGTTTTGTTTATACCTTCCTCTGTTTTAAATAGGTCTTTACCAAATATTTCAAAGGCGGCGTAAGCCAATACAAAAATGTTGGTAAAGTCAAAAAATGACGTTGCAAGTATCTTTAATGCTTTGCCGGTGCTCCCAACCTCCGCCCTAAGTATCTTGAATTGGTCAAACAGCCCAGCGAAGTTGTTGGATAATGCCGATAGCCCGGTCTGTATCCCATTTGCAAATGCGGGCGCTTCACGTATGAGCTGCGATAGGGCCAATGTTGCATTTTGGTACTGTCCTACTTTCCGCTGATGCCTGCCAACAGATTCCTCAATCTTCACTAGCTGGGTGTTCATATCCCTAGCCTTAATAATGAATTTTTGAGCCTCTGCGCTGTCTACACCATACGCAGCCGCCAGCCGCATTGCCTCTTTGGCTGTATCGTTGTAGTTCTTCTTTAAAACCTCATATTCATCGTTTAGCTTACGCGCTTTTTCCTGTTCGCGCTGCAATAGCTTATCATTAAGATCCTTTTGCTTTTGCAGTTTAATGAGCTGCTGTATTTCCTCTGCTTTGGCTTTATTTCGCTCCCTAGTGTTTTTTATTTCTAATGCATCCGCCTTTGCGTTTTCTTGCTTCGCCTTAGCGCTCTGCACCTCCACCTGCTCCAGTTGCTTCATCACGCCCACCAGATCCTTAGTGCTGCCATTGTGCTGCGCTTTTAATGCTGCTGCTCTCGCTTCAAGTTCATTGGCCTCCCGCGTAGCATTACCCAGCTTCAAAAGATTACCCTGAAGGTCTACAATGGTATTGCTGGCATTCTGAACCTGTTTCTGCCATTCGTTGATGTTGGTAACTCCCTGTACATCGACCTTAAAGCTCAGAGCCTTAGAACTACCCTCGGCAATCTTGCCAACTACTTCGTCGATGGCCTTTAGCACTTTCGCTTTATCAGCCTCAATCTGCTCGACCCCAAATATTTTACTAATGTCCTCCATTGCGCGCTTTTTGTAACTGTAAATTATCCGCGTACTTCGCCAGCCTTTTCTCTGCGACTGCCAGCTCCAGTACGCTCATTGTATTTATGCTGTATGCAACCCCTTCCACATGGTTTATGTCGAAAATCAGGTTAGTGATGGCTGCGTGTCTTTGCTCTTTGGTCTGCTTTGCTGTGGTGGTGTTCTTTTTCTCCCAATCTTCCAGCCTTTTAGTCAACCTGCTATATTTCAGGTCATACGACAATTCGCCGCGCCGTATCATTTCTAAGTCATTATCCAGCGTTTCCGGTGTGTATTGGTATGGGTATAGCTTGCGTAGAATGTCGGCTATCCTATGGTCATATTGCAGGCTGATAGCCTCTGTAAGAACGGCGAGAACATTGCGGCGAACCTCTATAACGGTCATTTCAGTACCGATGCGCATCCGCTCGATCATTACCTCGTCACCCTTAGCCTCATAGTATTGAGCTAAAAGGTCGTTAAGCCTGTTTTGTATCTCACGTGGCTCACCATCGCCTAGGCAGCTGTAATTTTCATAGATGGTGCATTGAATGAAGTCTTTGACCGTCCATTCAGATATAGAAGTAGGGTACATAGTGATAGTTTTTAGCTTAAAGCCCGGTCTATCTTGTTCACTACGCTGTCATGTATCGCCGGGAGTATCTTAGAGTTATTTTCAGGCGTAAGCGTGAATGCTTTATCGCCGTCTCGCTTCTTTAGGTAGAAGCTCTTTTTTTCACCCTCCTTAGTGGTTGCAGGGCTATCGAAGCCATATTGCCCATTTTCGACGGTAAGGGTCATTTCTGCGTGCATTTCCCCGGTAAGTTCATAATCTACCTGCCCGGACTTACCCATACGCATTTTTCTGCGCCTGTATGCTTCCGTATAAGGGTGAAAAGGTTGCTCATTGCCCGTCACGTGTTCGGTCTTCTGCTGCTCATTCATCAGGGCAACGAGCTTATCCTTTTGTTCTGTCATGGCCCGCCCCACTACGTCGATAACGTCAACAGCATTTAGCTTGTCGTACATCTGTTTAGCGGTAAGGCCCATATCTATGCTTTTGGTTTGTCCTCAACAACGGGCGTAGCAGGTGCGGCTTTCTCTTTCTTGCCGTACTTAGCCCATGCGTCGTTCAGTTCTTCTTCGGTATGGCCGTTGTCCTTACCCCACTTAAAAAAGTCGTCTTTTTTTGTGTAGGATGCAACAAATTGAACATCCCAGCTTACGTTCTTCATGTGAAAATATTTTAACGGGGCAGGCATATTGCAGCCTGCGCCCGTAGGTGAAACAATTAGAATGTGTGAACTGCTGCGTTAAAGCCGTTCTGTGTCAGGCTGCCTATTTCCACAACCACGTTGCAGTTAGGGATGATGCCATTCACCACCGATGGAGCCTGTAAGGTGAATTGTACCACATCACCAGATGTTGGCGCAGAAGACAGCACTATCTTAGCGTACCAATATGTTTGATTGGACACTACTATGCTGCCACATGTGATGCTGGCTATGCTTGCCGCCGATGCGGTGGTTAGGTTGTAAGCCTTAAAGCAACCAGCAGTGAGCGCAGAAACATATGTCTGTATGAAGTCCGCGCTGTCGTCACCAAACTTTGCAGTAACCACGGCTGTTGTAGTGGTTGTAATGCTCAGTGGTGTACCCAGAACGCTAGATACGTCCTGCATTACCACATTTTGCAGCATAGCCACACTGTCAATGTCGTAGTTGGCCGCGTAATACCTTGCCCCCTCGTTGTACTGCGCGCGGTTCTTACCCTGCACAGTGAGCATATATTGGTTTGCGGTCTTATCGGTGGCGCGTTTTGCGTCCTTAACAAAGAACTGGTAGCGGCTAAACGCCTTAAGTCCACCAGCGCCGGTAGGATCTACGCAGCCCAGCCACGAACCATTGCTGTCAATGAAAAAGTAGTCATATTGCTGTGTGTTGTTGAAGCTCAACATTTCCTGGTAGTTGCCCCAGTTGGACATGTACCTGAACTGGTATTTGGGAGCATACTTGAACACCTCTGTTTGCAGCACTCCGGTATCTTCGTTGGAAGCATCCTTTGTCTGATCCTCAAAGGCATCAAGATTCATAAAGCCAAACCAGCGCGAAGGGCGACTATCAGCAATGAACTTGCCATTTACATACGTTGCAAACGTAGAAGGGTTAACCATCTGCGCAGCCGGTATGGTAGTGCCTGTTGGAACCATAGCAATGCCGCGAATAAGGCCCGGCTCCAGATAAGTTGATATTGCACCTGTATTCCCTATCTGGATAATCGGGTTAAGGTTGACATTTGTTTGTGCCATTTTTTGTAGAGTTTATTGGTTAAAAAGATTGTTGTTTTGCTGTTTTATTAACGGGTTATAGCGTAGTTCTAAGTCAATTCTAAAGCAGTATTTTGGGTGCATATCGTCGAGCAATGCCCTTAGTTTTTGTGCCCCACTGAACCGCTCCAGCACCTTGTCAATATCCCTGAAGGTGTCGTGGACCGTGAAGCCGTTGCCGTTGCTCTGAACGTAGTTGCGAACGTCATTGATACATACCTCGTCAAGCCTTTGCCCCTGCGCGTTTGTAATGCCGCCGGGCGTTATCTTCGACAGGTCAACAAAGAACAGCCATTGCAGGTAAGCGGTATCTTCATACTTGCCATATACGCCGGGGTCGCGCTTTTGCGGGTCTGACATAGCAAAGAATGACATAGCGCTCAATGTGTCCTGATAGAACAAACCGCCCTGTGCATTTACTCCGCCTCCGTCTACATACTGCCCCGTGGTTGGATCTAGGAACTCGGGGATATACCCGTCTTCGGTTTTGTTCCTGTATGCCCTGCCAAAGCAGTTGTAAGTGTCATCGGTTACACCCCAAAGCGATTTAGCCTTTCTGTACCATCGGTCTTGCAACCCCTGCACATAAAAGTCTATTCCTTGCAGTATGGGTACTTGGTAGTTCATTATGCCGTGCCTACTTCTAGCGTTGATACTCTTTGCAATCCTTGCTTTGCCGTCCTGAGCGCGTCCTGCACACGATGTATTAGCCCGGTTGCCTTTGGCTTGTTTTCAAAGTAGTTGCCCGGTTGACCATTTAGTGCAATATTGAGCGCATCAAGTCCGCCTAAAGAATCAACTATGCGCTGAACCCCATTTGACCGGTACGAAAACTTGCAAAGCTCTATGACCTTGCAGGCCATCATAAGTCCGAATAATTCATCGAATAGGTGCGCGCTTTGCACGATGTTATTGGTGGCATCAATGAAAGTGCTGATTTCAAGATTCAGCCCGTACATAAGGTTGTTGGAGCCTATATTCGACCTGTTGAAATTACGCTCACCTGTCACGGGATCCGCCTGCTCATTTGCTGAAAAGGCAAGTACAGTAAGTGGGTGGAACCTATTATATCCGCATGGATAGTAAACAGCTTGCACATTTGGGTTTTCCTCCAAAATATCAGCTTGCCAATACCCGAGATACCACCTGCCTCCCTTGTATTGCTCGGGAACCAGATTATTCAGTATAACTGTTTCTCCCAAATTGATAATGGTTTCCTCATATGCATTGCACGTAACAGGAATGGTCATTATCGGGTTTAGGAAGAAGTCGTTATACAGATACAGGTTAAAGCTGATCGCCTCTGTGAAAAACAGGATAACACTGTTGAACTTTACCCCATAATCCCCTTTGCCGATATATATCTTTAGTCCTACAAACTGATTGGAATTAGCCACAAGCTGCAAGGGCAGCGTAAGGTCATTGCGCCAAAAAGCCAGCTTTGCTTTATCTACTACCGGTGCGTTGCTGTAAACGGTATTTATCATTTCCAATGCGACAGACCTTTGCAGGTTGTCAAGATAGCTGGATAATGTACCGCCTATTGGCTTCATAGCATCAAGCACCGTAGTATCGCATATGGGATGGAAGTCCTCGAAATATCGCTGACTGTCTGATATTAATCCCTGTGACTTCCATAATACGCGATTCTTAACAGCGTTGTATACGTTGTTAAAGTTTATGCCATTTGTCAAAGAACGAATCGGCTCGACCGTTAGCTGGGCTGCTGTTGCATCACTGTCTACGGTGTAGACTATCTGCACATTACCCGCCGCTATCGCCGTTACTAATCCAGTAGAGGCGTTCACAGTAGCTATTGCGGTGTTTGTGCTGCTCCAAACACCTGCGGGCGTGGCGCTACTAAGGGTAGTCGTTGATCCTACCTTTAGTAGCGTTATTCCCGTTATAGGTGCAGGTATGGGCATTGGTTAGTAAGCGGTGGTTTGTGTTGCCGTAAATGTTGCCGTGCAGGTGCCGGTAACTATCGCCCGCACCTGCTTGTACGGGAATATCTCAGCATCTTTCGGCAAATACCAGTAGTAGTGAGTAGTCCCCGAACCGGTGAGGGTTGCAGAACTGCCCGAGCAGCCCGCACATGCTGTTGTATTGCCGGTGAGCGTTAGCCAGTTTTGACCGTCCCTACTGCCTTGTAGTACTGCTGTGCCGGCAAGCGTACCGGTCAGCGATGTTACACTAAAATCAAATAGCTTATCCACATTGCTGGAGTTGCTGAATTGGTAATAACCGGTATCGGTATTGTAGCCCAACGAATTAACTCGTGGCGCTTTCAGCGTGTCCGGGTGGCTGGAAGATACCGGCGTAACTGTGCCGAGCGTGATCGTAGCCTGATTACCGGTGGCGTAGCCTATTGAAAGGTATGTGCCGCCAGCATTTATGCCGCCGCGTGTTGCGCTCTGCGTTTGTGCCGGTGTTTTCGGAATAAATGTTTGCGCCTGTGCGCTGAAACATAAGGCTATAAAAGCCATGATTGCTATTATCTGCTTCATTGTTGATTAGGGTTTAAGAGCGAAGAAATAAATAGGTGTCTCATCGGCTGTCGACAGGTACTGCGTCACATAGGCGATGTAAAAACCTATCTGCCATTGTGTAACACTATCCTGTGTGTAACCATGTCCGCCGCCGGTGGTTGTGTCTGCCTGCGTTCTCCATCCGTGAACCATGTACTCCATGCCGGGCACAGTATCGTCAGGAACCATGCCGTAACCACCTGCGTAGTCGTCGTAGTTACCTGACCCGTCGATGTACAGCTTAGGCATCCACGGAATGAATGCGAAGCTGTTTGATGGCATACAAAGAGCAACACCCTGGTCGTATCCGCCCACTATTGGAACATCACTATCGCCGAGGATAATATCCTCCCATATGTTACCCATATAGCCGCCTGTCTGCGGCGGTACGGGTGTTGCCTTTAGCTGGTAAGCGAGGTTGGTCGCGTTCTGCGTAGCCTGCGCCTGCTGGAACTCATACCCGCTTGGGCCTGCATACAGCTTTTGGTCTGCAAAAACATCATACTTAGAGTATCCGTACTTGTTCCAGCGCAGTGTGCTGGTCATAGCAGACCACGGAAGTGTCGCGTTGTTGCCAGATATTTCGTAAGTCTTTGTTATTGGGTCGAGGGTAGACATTGCAGCGTTTGTGCCGCGTGAGTTTACGCCGTTACGGCTTGCATAAAGCTGCTGGGTGAGCCATGTGCGCAGGCGTTCGCGTAGGTTACGCTGAGCCTGTGAAACTTCATTGCGGAACAGTTCGCCTTCGCTGAAAACGTTGTCCATCGCTTCAGTTTCGTTGAAGTAAAACTCTTCCGTGAAGGCTATCCACGTCAGTGTCTGTTGAGAAGAAGTACCGCCGATACCGGTATTGAACGCGGTCATCGCTGTACCATTTGTTGAAGGCTTACGATTTTTAACGTAGCCATAAACCGGCCTGTTTACCGATTGTTTGATCGCTGAAATGTTCTTAGCGTTCATCAGGAAGTCTTGGTTTTCAAGACCTACGTTGAGCACCTGCGTCTCAAGTTCGCGCAGTTCCGCTTTGTTGAACTCATCGCGCACAGGGCTTTGATAGGCTGCTAAGAGCGAATCGTAGTAGTTACTACTAGCTGGCATTGTGTAAGAAATTGATAAGGTTAAAGAATTTGTTGTATTTCGCTAGACGGGCCTACAATGCCGCGCCTATGTAGCATATAGGGAACAACCCTAGTTCTTTTGTGGGCGGCAACAATCCGCCGGTGGGAGAAGTAACTGGAAGGATGCTAATTGCCAATTACGATGTAAAGATATTCCATTTTCTGGAATAACCAAATAATTCGTCCGAAAAATGGAAAATATTTTTAGGCGAGACTTATTTTAACAATTGCCGAAGCTGTTTATTTATGCCGGAAAATGTATCATTCATCTGATTTGACGCTACTACGATAGATTCAGCGCAATTAATCACAGAATTTGCGATGGCTTTCACCTTTTGCGAGCGCACTAACTCCTGCGTTTGTTCGCCCACTATTGCTAATGCGGGCGCTCCTAATGGGTATCGTGGTATTGGCTGCGCGGCGATTGTTTGAATCTGATTCCGCGTGAATATTGCAAACAGTGCAGCCTTTGCTGTAAACTCATTTTGCGCCCGTTTCTTCAGGCGAAGCAGCTTGTGTCTGGTGTGATATTTACGCTCTCTTGGTGTCATTATTTCATTTTAAATGCTATTTCTTGAGGTTTGACCTATTTATATAAACCGATATTGCCATGAAAGAAGCCCAAGCGGGGAGGCAAAAGATTATCACCCACGGATTGTGATACACAATGGCGGATTGGGTGGCATACACGGTGAGCGCAGCAGGCCCAGCGGCGGCCAATGAATAATGCAGATATTTGCGTAGTCGTGGTGTCATAGCTTATTAATTTCTTCAGGTGGAGTGAATGCGAATTTTACGTCTGGCATTGGCTTTCCATAGTTAAACATCGGCAGGTCTTCAATATTTGCGTCGCGCCAAAAAGCCGCGCTCTCATAATCCTCAACTTCGACAGACCACTTAATCATTAATGCTTTCATTTCCTGAAAGTATGCATTCCATTCTTCTGGTGTTGTTGTGCATTGTGTCATAACGAGAGTGAGGGTTACCAACTAAATGTAAATGAATAAATGTTGCCAAAATTGTAATTGATGCCAGGCTTAGTATGTAGTTTCAATGTGCGTCTGCCGCTACGATCAAACATAATACATGTTTCCTCTCCAAAATAGTTCTTTATCCTCTCTACATCAAAGTCGAATTTCACATCTGCCGGTATCTCATAAATGTAGTGTTCAGGATGCGATACATAGCTCTTAAAATATGGCTTTAAGAACTCAATATCTACGTTTTCCTGCAATACATTTTCCATACCCCAAATATACAAAAAAACACCCGATTGGCCCCAGCAGGATTCGAACCTGTGACCTCCCGGTTATCCCGGTTGCTCTACCGCTGAGCTATGGGTTCATCTACAAAACTCCGAACATTCGCAACAGAGGTGTAAGCAGATTTATTACACTTATGAAATTGCTTTGATTGTGCCACGAATGCCGTCTTTACCGGGCGTTTTTGTTAGATACAAATATACAAAAAGGCAGCCTAAAAAGACCGCCTGTTCACCATAAAACATGAAAAAGATTTAGTCCATTTGATGCACGTTATCCATGCTGTCGCGCGTCCATATAGCCGATTGGTAGTTGCCTACGTTCGGGCCTGTGCTGTGCGGGATTGAGTGCTCTATCGCAATAAGCTGTTCGCGAATATCTATCATTCGCGCTTTTGCAGAAAGTCTGGTATCGAACTGCAAATCTTTATACTCATCCATCAATTCCTGATATGTTGCCATAAAACCTATTTTGTAGCGGGAGGCGGGATCGAACCGCCGACCTATGGATTATGAGTCCATTGCGCTACCCCTGCGCTATCCCGCGATGTGTTAATATTCTATTTGTACGGTTTTGTCAATGCTGTCTGTGATTCGACTCCATCTAGGTATCAAGACGGTTTCGCGCGACCCACATCTAGCCATATACTTAAAAAAGGGACTGGGTGCGCAAGTATGGCGTATCATCCAAACTTTCATTTTTGTTCTCTCACTATAAAATCCACCGCCGGTAGGATATTTCATTTCTTCCAATATTAAAGCTCCGCCCCTTTTGGTTAATACCTTGCCTTCGCAAAATAAAAACTCAGTTGTAGTGGGGAATAAAATCACTCCGCAGACAAACAAGAAAATTCTAATTGCTTTCATAAAAATCCATTTAATCGTTAAATAAAACCCCACCCTGAGAACAAGGCGAGGTACTTATCACCCCATGAAAAAAACCTATGCTATCGTTTCGGCCCGTAGCCTGTTGAATAACTCCTGACGCTTGCGCGCCCAGCCTTCCGTCTTCCCCTTCTTTTCGATAGGAAACTGCTTGTCAACCTCCTTTATAATGTCTTCGGTTGACTTGTATTTGCTCACCTTTGGCAATGCAGGGTTACGTACGCGCGGATCGTGTGTTACCTTTGGGTCTTTGGGGTCTGTCGCTGGTGCAGCCTTTACCTTGTGCCACGACTTATATTTGTCCTTGCCGCGCTCCTGCTCCCATGCCTGTTGATACGGCAAGGTGTTTGCTTTTTCGTCTGCAACAAATTTTCCGGTAGACCTATCAAACAAACCCTCAACATCTCCATCCATCTTTATTTCGAAAGTGCGCTGAAGCCGGGCGATCCACTCATCTTCATCTAGCGCATCGGTCATGCCGTCAAAGAATAGCTTGCGGTACTTCTTTTCCGCTTTTAGCGCCTCTAGCTGTTGCTGGGCCGTTTGTATCTCTGTATTCTTTGAATCCACGGTCTTTTGCAGATCGGCGAACTTTGTTTCCCATTCCGCCGGTGTTACGCCCGCTTCTTTGACAGCCTTAGCCTTCATAGCCTCAACTATCTTCTTTGGGTCTTTTGCAGCCGCTCCGGTAAGGCCCAGCTCATACTCTGTATTCATGTTTCTGCACCATATTTCCTGCGCGTCCTTATCCTTGACGTAGCCCTTACGGATATTAGCCTCCAGCTCTGTATATCCCGCATCGTCATAGACGCGCAACGGCGGCAGCGTAATATCTACCTCGTCAGTGGCATCAAGCATTTCGGTGATTTGCTCGTCATTGTACTTTAGTGCTTTGAGCGCCTTTATCTGCGCTTCTCTTGAAAGTGGCATAAGTGTTTGTTTTTATGTTATGGATGATGGTTACGCTTCTTTGGCAGTCTCAAATATAGGTTTGCCGTCCTTTTCGCCCACTATCTTCTTGTCAATGGAAATGTTCAGGCCGATAACCTTATATGTGCCGTCCGGATTGGTTACGCGCTCTTCTTTCCCGGTTTCCTCGTCAATCTCCGTCATAATAATGTCATTGGCCTTGTAGGTTTCGCCGCTCTTTACTTTGCCGGCCGGGAACCACCAAAGAACCATAGGATAGCCAAGCTCTGACGGATTTCGGTGATCCTGCGACCTGTTCAGCGCATCCAGTGTTGTTTGCATGTTTGGCATATTGCCGCGCTGAAGTTCCATTATCTGCACTGATTTAGTGACGGGGGCGCGCCGGCCAGGCTCCCGGTTAACTTTCACCAGGTACTTGTCGAAGCATTGTACATCCTTCGCATCGGGTGTGTTTGGTTTTCTGTTCATAATTGTTTGTTTTGAAGATTTATGATACTAATTGCATTTCCTGTGTTCCTACTTTTTGAAGGTCGGCGGTCGTATATCCAAATACTCCATCCATCCCACCACCGGACATTGTAACATTTCGGTCAACTATATCTGTGACCTTGAATATGCGCCCGTTATGGTCTGATTTCTGCTCCTTGCCGTGTATCACCCTCACTTCGTCGCCAATGTTTATAATTTCGCCGGTCGCAGTCATAAGTAATGCGTCGTATTTTTTCATCTCAACATACCGGGTGGTTACATATTGGCGAAGTTTCTCACGTAGAATAACCGCTCCGCCTTCATCTGGCACACTGGCTATGTCGTAATCAGTAAGCGTGCTTGTCCACTCATCAAAGTACTTTTTCTCCATGCGCTCAGTGAGCGATAATTGCGGATCCGTCCAAATGGTTTCTACCGGTTCATGGACGAACGGCTCTACCTGCCTGAGTAGTTCCGCCTTACGATATAATTCCGGGTTGCCGTCGAACTTATTTTCGTTGTACTCTATCAATAGCGTGTCGAGTGTGTACATAGGCGCTTTGCCCTGCACCGCCTTCAGGTATCTTTCCCAAGTGGCATCAGGGCTTTCTATCATAAACCGGTCTCCGCATATAATTGCGCTACCTTGAAACTGATCGCGGTATTTATACCACGCGCAGGCATCTATGATAAACCGCTGTATCGACACCTTCCACTTTCCAAACAGGCGCAGGCGCTCATGTTGTGGCTGTGTATTTAGCTGCGCCTCATAAGCCGTCTTTGAAGTATCGCCGCCACCGCCGCCCGAAGACTTCTGCCCGGCTATTAACGTCCTGTTTTGACCCGCAGATTCTGTCACACCCCATGTCGTCAAGTAGAAGTACTGCTCCAGCGTCATGTTATTATCGTACATGAACTGCAAGGCTGCTATATCTGATTCTATTCGGCCTAGCGGGGGGTGTGGTATGCTCTTATTCTCGTCATTTCGGTAATCTACTATTGCCACGTCAGCGGTGCGCAAGAAAGGCAGATAGCCTTTGCCGTGACACTCGGGGCAGTCCTGACCGTCTAACAATGCGTGTCCGTCGCATGTGGGGCACTTAAATTTCTGCATCCACTCTTTAGGGAATACATTTCGCCAATATGCCCATGAATACAACGCCCTGTCTGTAAGCATGGCATCCAGCAGATTCAGCGATACAGATAATGGGCTTTCAAAATAGTTGTCTACACCCCATATGTCCGATATAATCATGCAAGGAACGTAACCAAATTCGTTAGGCACTTCACTTACCACGGTCATATTCTCATATGTAGTCCCGATGCTGCCTCGTGATCCGATAGATACGATCCTATCTGCCACATCGTCTATCACCCTGTACACCTTGTTTCTTGGTGGTGTGTCTGCCGGGATAATACCAGCAGATATATACGCGCCTCTTTCCTCCTTTCCTATCTCAAATACTACGTATTCGAGCGCGCGCCCATTGTTCAGGTAGTCATAAACCTCATCTATACACCTAACCCTCGGGTATGGCTCATCGTCTGAATTTATCTCTATTTGAATAAGTCCGTTCGGATCGTAGTCGTAGCGCATCTGCACTATATTCCTAATCCATTCGTCGAGTGGCAGCCCTTCGGTTATAGACTGTAAGAATATGCTAAAATCAGTTTGCAGGTCTTCGGGCAGGTTGATTTGCGTGAGACCGCCCTTTGCCGTGTATATCTTGTTTCGCGGGGCCATTACACGGTGAATAGTATCCCTATTAGACCGCATGAACTTAACGAGGGTGTCTTTTGTCCCCTCGCGCATGAACTCTTCTATATTTTCGACGTAATCCTCAACACCTTCACCGGTAAAGAACATGCGCAGCTTTTGATATTGCGCTTGCGCGGCCTTTATAAAGTCTATGTTTGGCCTGTTGGTTATAATATCCAGTATCTCTTTATAGTCGAGGGTCATTATAGTAAGTGTTTGTTGTTACTGAATTATCTGGCTTACGGCTTTGCTGGTACGTTTTACCACGGCCTCAATCTCATTCTTCTGCTTAAACGTTGCATTGTTCCAAAAATCTTCAATAACCGCCATTTTGATAGGCGCTGAAATTTCCTGTAACTGCCGCTCTATTTCAAATGTGGCTTTGATCGTACCTATGGGGTCAAATTTTATTTTATTCAGTGCTGTTGCTCGAATCGTGCGGATAGCAAGCATTGACACCCCGGTATGCAGTTCGTGGAGCGGTTTTTGATTAAACTCAATAAATTCATTTATATTAAGGTTTAGCTCGAAGAAAGACATTTGATCTGAAATGCTCTTAAACGCACCATTAATTAGCCAAAGCTCTGCACTTTCCGGCAGCCTTATTTTTTCCACCTCTCTATCAAATATCGCCCTACAATCCGGGTGGTGAAAGATGGCGTTTAGCTTTTCTGGTGACATTACGCCGGTAGCTGTCTTAGCTATGCCGGTTGTGTTGGCTGCTGTAATTGTGTTTTCTGCTGGTGTCATTGCGATTTCCATATGGGTGTGTTTTATCTGCGTAAATATGTGTTATAACCAAATCTTTGCCTTTGCTGTTGTGGGCCGCGTATTATGGTGCAGTCTGCTTCTTGCTTTATCTCGAAGTACATCATCATAATGAGCATATCCAGATAGTCGGGCGAACGCCCTAGTAATTCTTTCATTAACTCCTTTTTGACAATGCGCTTCTTTGTTTCATCTTTATCAACACTCTCGGCCTTCAATACGCCAACTTCTTCTATTATCCGTTCTTTCTGCTCTGTGGTGCATATCACCTTTATCCTTCGCTCATTTATCGCACTGGCAAGCTCATAGGCGCACTCTGCTTTTATGTTGGCATATTCTGCCTTATTGATTGCAGATGCGCCGCCGTGAAACTCTTTTATTCCAGTCAGGTAACTACCTTCGCCCTTGCTGTCAGTACCACCTAAGAAGTTACCCAGACCATCACTATCGGCAACCGTTTGACTGCGCGGCACGGCTTCATTTGTCATCGTAGCCTGTAAGTCGCGCACAATGGATTTGCCTGTACTTTTTGGCTGATCTATTGGTATTCTCACCACCATGCCGTCACGAACCCCGACTATGAACCTATCCCGGCCCTGCATCGCCAAATCGGCGCTTATGTACTTCTTGCCCGTCGGCTTCACATGCTCATTGGTGAACATGTCGCAGATAGCATCGTAGTCACATAGTACTGTGGGGTCGTCGTCGTATTCCCAGTTGCCGAACAAAAGGCGCTCTTTCTGGTTGCGCGATAATGTGCGCATCAGGTTTTCGAGGTATCCATCGGGAAGGCATTTGTTATCCTGCGGTAAGGCCTGAACAAAACGCTTCCACGGCTCCAGATTCTTATCCTTATGCTTGCGGTAGTATTCGCGGTACAGGTAATTCTTTGACGGGTTACAGGTCTGCAATAGCTTACCTTTTAGCTTGTACACATCGTTCTTCCACCTGCCTATGCTTGCCCCCAGGTTGTTGACAGCGTCTTCATCAAACTCTCCCGATTCCTCACACCAACCGCGCGTCATTTGCATCGAGCCAAAACGCATATAAAGCGGATCGCTCGGCATGAACTCAGCAGCCAGCAGGTAAACAACAGATTTATTGTGCAGCACGAAGCAATTATCTTGCCCATTGTACTTATACATGCTCTGCTTGATACCCCATTTCTCGAATACCTCATACACTGACGGTATCGTAAACTTACGCAGGTCTGACAGCGTAGTACGGGCAATGAAATAGTGCGTACCCGGATAGATAAACGCATCACCAAATATCAAAGAACATCCTAAAAATGATTTACCACTACCCTTGCTGCCACCATATGCTATATGTGAGACTTCGTCATTAAGCCAATGCCTGCACACTTCTTTTTGCTTGTCGTTGCCTTGCGTATTAAAGACCAGCTCCATACTATTCTATTCGCATGCCTGTAACGGCAACATTCAATTCGCCCTCGTGCTTTATGTCCAGCTTATCGCCATACTTTTTAGGTGCCAGCTTTGACATAAGCCACTTACGAGCCTCTACGCGAAGTTTTGACCTGTTGGTTATCTCTTTATTCTCCTGCTCATAGGATTCCTCGCCCCTAACAATGGTCATCAAGTCATTACTCCCATCGTCAGCAATATCGAGAATTTCATCGGCCATCAAATCCATCTGGTTTTCTTTCGCGCGCGTGTATCTGTCGCAGAGTTCTTTATCTTCTTTCAACCAACGATAGAATGTAGCCCTATCTGGCATACCCTCCATGCTGCAAATAGACTTCAGCCCGAGAGTTGTAGTTTCTATCAGTTCGCATATTTGCTCAGCTTTTTCCTTGTTGTATTCGGTATTGGCTGCCATAACAAATCAGTTAATTAAAAATGCCCACATAGACATGAAGGGCGTGAGTTGTGAATCGGGTTATAAGGGGCTGCGTCTGGTGCAACAATGTTGCATTTGACAGTACAATATTATGTAGGATATTTGTAATTTCCAAAATTCGGAATAAAATCTTTAAAATGGAATATTTGCCATAATTTGGACAAAACCCACCTTGCGCCCTATCGGGCATCGTGAACCCCTCGATAACACATTGTGCCGGGCATGCTGCATAAAGCAGAACATTCCGACCTCAGTACCGGCGTTTTTAAGCTAATTTGGAAGTGGCGGCCCCACCCGTGAGCCTTGCAGTTCAGGACGTAGTGGGGCGAATGACGTCTGGAGGGTACGCGTATGCCTGACTACTGCTTACTTGGCAATCTGGTATGAACAGGGTTATTAGGTAGTACAAAGTTAGGGGAATTGGGTGGAAAGAATATATTACTTTACAACGTCTTGATTATCAATTGGGTGTGATTTGGGATAATTATCCCATTCCTACAATCCCCCGAGCTTTTCAGATTACCATTTGCTCATTGCATCGTCGAGGCGCTTTCCTTTTATCCTAAAGTATATTTCTGTGCTCGACCGCTTATTGTGCCCTAATAGCCGCTGAACTTCATCTATGCTCATGCCCAGCTCCGCACAACGCATAGCAAATGAATGCCGGAATGAATGACTGCTTATGTCCTTCTTTGTGATCTCGGCAATCCCTATGAGTATTCCCAAAGCTTCATTAAATTCCTGGTTGGTGATTTTGAGCGGCTTGTCTTTGATGTAGTCTACAACCTCTGAAATGTACTTGGTGAAAATGATGCTCACTATCTCCCCATTCTTTTGGGCATTTAGTACCAGCCTGCGCCCGCTGGCATCATGTATCACTTTCTTTGAGTAATCGAAATTTACAGCGTCGGAAAAGCGTAGCCCACTGTAACAGGAGAGTAGGGCATAGTAGCCAATCAGCCGGTTATGGTCTGTCATTGGCTTTGTCTTTACTGCGCTGTGGAAAGCCTGCATTTCAGCCCATTCGAGGTAGGCCGGTATTCCTTGCTTATACTTGCCGGTGTCATAGTCTTTAAGTGGGTTCTTTTCAATAATGCCGCCAACTTTCAACGCGGTATTGCACATTGTCTTCATGAACTTAAATGACTTCCACACCGTGTTATCATGATTGTGGAGCGTCTTACGCATGTAGTTCTCATAGCCCTGTAGCCACTTGTAGTTGATGTCTGAGAATAGCAGGGTAGGGGAGTGGGCTTTCATCTTTGTGATCTCGCTTTCATAGGTGCGTATCGTTTCTTTTGAGTACTTGGCGTTATCTATTTGCTCTGTAGCAAATGCATAGAAGTCGTGCTTGTTATCGGCTTTCAGCCCCATCATTCGGCGCCTAACATTATCCTCTGTAAATGCTATGCCTGCTTTCCTGTCTTCCTCAAATGCCGCTATAAGGTTGTGCTTTTCGTCCGATATTTCACGGTTGATGGCGTTGCCTGCAATGTTTTTTTTGGGGTCTACCTGTTCTTTTTTGCTGTCCCAGTGGCCGGGATTAACCTCTATGCCCAGATTTTTGAACAATCTTTTTTCGCCTTCGCATGGCAAAGTAACCTGCAAAGACAGCTTGCCACCATTGATGCACTTGATCTTTACCGTAGGTATTTTTCTCATTGCGATTGCTATTGTGGTTTCTATTGCGAATTAACGCAATTAGTGTCATAAAACGACAACAATCGACAAATATAAAAGTAGGTAGAAACAAGAAGGGAAGCCGTTTGTGGCTTCCCTATTGCATTTTAGGCTTTTCAGCTCTGCGGACTGGACGGGACTATCTATTTGTATTGTAAATGCCCTGTCTATTGCGATTTTTATTGCGGGGATAATCATTTTTGCCGCTGCATAATGCCACTATTCCTATTGCGTTTTATCATTCCGGTAATGTCGTAAATGTGTATCACATCGGCAAAATCTATGTCGAATGGCGGGTAGAAATATTCCCCTTCCATTGGCCCGTTTATGTGCTTGAGGTTATTGTCGCTGACGCACTTAAAGCCTGTTCTATCCTTGTTGTAGTATAGCCTCTTGAATAACCTGTTGCCCTTTGTTACCAGCAGATACGTTTCCCCCGGCTGTATGAACTTGTCGAGGTTCAAACGTATGCCTACAACACAGCCGGGAGGGTAGGCTGGTGTCATACTATTGCCATACACGATAAATGCGGCCTGACTGTCTTTTAGCAGATCGCCGACGTTGATATATTCCTGTTCAACGGGGGTGTCGCTATAATGCATTTCCATGTCTGTTCCTGCCATTGCTTCTCCTAGTATTGGTACGCGCCTTTCGTTGTGTGACGCTGGCGGCGTAGGGGTTTGTGGTGGTGGATTTTCTATTTCTTGTGTGAATTTTTCTAATTCAGGATAAGCAGCATTGATTTTAGAAAGCATTTTTGGGGAAATATTGCTCCCTGTTTTGTCAATATTCCTCAAATAGCCATTACTTAACCCGGCTTTTTGCTCAAATGCCGTGTTTGTAATGTTTTGATTTTCAATGAATTTGAAAATACTTTCTATTTTTCTCACAATTTTTCTAATTTTTATTTGGTAATTAGAAAATACTTTCTAATTTTGTGATGTCTTAATGAAATCGCAATGAAATCACAGCAAAGTACAAAAATTCGCAAGTATCGCAAAGCGGTAAAGCTAACCCCCGCAGAAAAGCGTGCATTAAACGCTTTTGCCAAAGATTATAGCACCCAAGAAGAAGCCGCAGAGGCGATAGGAATAAAGGTTGGGGCATACGCACGAATCAAAGAACTAGGCCGGGGCAACTCTATCAACGTTGACAAAATACGTGAACGGATTAAGGCCGCGTAGTGTTAAGCCATCAAAACATGGGCCACTCACACAGCACGTAGCCACTTTTTAACACCCACATATAGTTACCAAGCATAGTAAAACTTTTAACAATGTCAAAGGTCATTCAAATATCACTGTCGGACTTCAATAAGCTGGTGAGCGATGCAGCCAAGAAGGAGGTGAAGCCCATCGGAGTTAGCAGGCGCAAAGCATTACAGGCTACCGGCATGACACCACGCGAGTTGCGCACCGCTGTGCAATACGACCCATCTATCAAGATTAGGAATAATCGTTACGACCTAAATAAACTCACCGCCTAACATTTAAAAACGAGTTATGAAAAAGAAAAGCAATCCGAAATACAGGGACTTACTTAACGCTATCGTGGATTACGGAGCAGCAAATATTGTAGTCAAAAATTCAGAAAATAAAGTTTGTCACAACGTCAAGAAAATAGCCATTGCCAAAGCAGATTATTTGTGGGATGGAGACGATGATATTTCAGCCGTTCATACTCGAACTACATGGAGGAAAATAGGCTACACAAAAAATGAAATTTCCGCAATGGGTATTGCGATACCTAAAGGATCGATAATACTTGAGTTTTAACCACCCACTCCCACTTCACCATTCAACCAAAAACAATTATTCACAATAAATAAAACAGCAAATCATGAGACCAATTACAACATCAAAACAGAGATCCTGCTATGGCGAAGGCTTATGCTTCCAGCCAATGGCGCAAACATTCGACTTTTCTAAGGAGCCGGCCGAGCGGCAGCTTATTGCATCCTACAAGGAGCAGCTTGGCAAGTCAAAGAATCACAAGTTCAAGACGATACTAAAGGTATCATAGTTCACAACCACGCCAGAGCCAGCCCGTAGCCCACCAGCACGGGCCATTGGCGGCAAAACCATTCACCATTCAACCACCATAAATGAAAAGCAAGAAACAGAAAGAGCCAGAGGGCTACGTGAGAGATTACTACGTCGGCAATGCGTTCCTAGTCGGGTTATGTATAGCTATGGCGTGGGCATTGATTAAAGCGGTTCAAAGCATCGGGCAATGGCACTAAGATACGAGCGTGCAATATACGCGATACTGGCTGCGAGCCTTACAACATTGATTGTTTACGAGTACTTAACATTTTTTGTATGAAAAACATTTGGACACCCAAAGACATTGAAGCGGGAATGCTTATAATAAGAGAGAGCAGCCCCAAAAAATCAACCAATCTTTCATTTGCCACTACGGTTACCTACAAAATAGGCTTTGGGCATTTTGGCGAAAAGGGAAAGAGCGAAAAGGGGTACGATACGGATCAGCAATATTGCAAGATAGCTGTATTTACTGATGGATTGGTATATCCTGTAGGATTTACCAAGCAAGACCTGTGCGATGCCTTAAACAAAGACGAAATCGGGTACAGGCCGCTCACTATCGATGAGGCTATATCACTCCTGGAGCACAGCAAAAGTCAGCTATTCTATTAACACTCACCCCAACCAACTAACATTCATTTTATGATACTCCAAGAAGCTATTGAAAAGCAAGTTGATATTCAGTGTGACAGCATGAAAGAACGTCGAGCTGTTGAGAAAATACTTAAATCTAGCGGCGTTGAACTATGGGATGAATTTAGTAAGCATAACCTAACTATATCCCTGTACAATTCCCGCCGATACGACGTTGTGTCTGGAAGCGATATCGGTATAACAGTTATCCCCGCCACCGCATTCATCACCTCAAACACGAAGTAACATGGACAACACAAAGACAGGGGGCGCGGCGTTCCCGGTGCCATATCCTAATAGCGAACAAGGTATGCTACTCATTGACTATTTCGCAGCTAAGGCGATGCCATCCATAATAACCCGATCTATGGGATTGAAGGGCATAAAAGAAAGTAACATAGCGGCGGCAGCATACGAAATAGCCGCTGCCATGCTCAACGAACGTCAAAACTATATCAAATGAAATCAATTCAATCAGTAATCGGCCAGAAGGTGGCGATACACTGCGAGACGGAGCAGCAGTTCCTTGAAATATCTGAGTTGCTAAAGTATGAGTGGGTATGGCCTTTAACCACGTACAATATGTTTATGGAGTTCTCTGCTATCCGTTGCGACATGAAAAAATGTGGATATGTTGACGGCTACCGAGACGAAGGCTACACCATCCTCCCCGCGTCGGACTTTCTCGACAAGAGCGATGTGGATGTGGCGGGCGCTATGAACACAATAGTAGACGGCTTAGGCAGGCTACATGAACTGCAAGAACCCGACAGCTACGCAAAGGCCCTCGCAACGAACTTGATTAATCAACTCCAAATCCTCAAACAACACTTAAAAAGCAAAATATGAAAAGCAACACACTCAGCAAAATCGACAAGAAGCATTACACCTTATTAGGCGCAAAGCAGGACGAGCCACAAAACATATCATTCACCCATGCAGAGCTGCGCGAACATTCGCAGGTGAACCCCGGCAGGTGGCGAATAATGCATGAGGCAGATAATCGCCGTGAGCGCCGTTCCTACCTGACAAAAAAGAACCGCAAAAGGTATCTGCGCGACTTTCCAAATCAAATAGATATACCCAAACGCATTGAGCACATAATATCACACAAATAACCGCCGCCATGAACGACCTGAAACAATCTATAATAGCCGACCTACACCACATACTGTACGGTCTGACGCTCCAAAGCGATAACGACAATTGGGACTTGCGTGTTGCTATGGCTAAGTGCATAATCAACCAGCACAATGTATACTTCAAAGACGACAGCGACGTAAAAGGCGCGGAATACTGGCAGAACGGGACAGATGCAAGCGAACATTTCTTTATGACCGCCGCTCCTGGAATCGTGCCGACAGTGACAGAATTTGAGCTGATGTGTGAAAACTACATGGATTGGCAGATGTGGAGTGATGTACAGGCAGTTAAGCCTATCGACCAAGCACTTGACCTATTCGGAGCACTCGGCAAGATACTGCGCCCTGAACCGACCGGAAACTACGAAGTAACAATGCTTGTTTCACCTGTTAAAAAAGTAGCGTGATATGTGTAACACAAACTATAACACCGGACTTGCCAAATGGACGCACGGCGAAGAAATGCGTGGTGACTGGCATAAGTACTTGGGGCCATGCCCGAAGTGTGGCTCCCCTACGTTTGACTATGGCGGCGGATGGAGGTGTCTAGCAATGTATTGCTTCAACAACGCATCAAATCCCGCCCCAAGTGTTGGGCCTACGCCTACATGGTGGAATAAAGGCATTCAAGTTGTTAGGGATGGTAACGCATGGTGCGCTCACGGCGCTGACTTTCTAAATCTGCAAGAAAGCAACTGTGCTTTTGGGAGTACGCCGGATGAGGCCGTTAGTGAGTATTTAAAAATAGCAGCATGACACCCCTAATAATCCTCCCCGCTCTCCCGCTATTCTTATCAATCGCAATAGCAATTATTTGGCCTCCTAAAAAATAGAGAAATGAAGAAGATAGAACTCAACCCGATACGCGAATGGGAAGAAAAGGACGGGAAGCGACTTACTGGCGGCATACGCCTCTACATAGGTAATCTGCACATTGGTACATGCCACCCACGCAAAAACCTAGATGGAGACATTCAAAAGTACGATTTCATTTCAATGATGCCGGATGTCACATACCATATGAGCACAAAGAAAAAGACGATGGAAGAAATAAAGACAGAGGTAGAAGTGTCATTTAAGGAACTAGGAGCAAAAGTATTCAAGACAATTAGAACATTAACCCCATTAAAGCAAAAACAATGAAAGTATACATCTCAGGTAAGATTTCCGGCATGAACCAATCAGAGGCTGAACAGATTTTTGAAAGCATGGAGCAAAAGACAGGGGTTTCTATAACGCCTACACTCCTTACAACAGGCTATTCAGCAAGCTATTTTATTCGGGTGGCGCAGTGTCTTTCAAAAAGGATATAGCGCCTGAATTTAAATCGAAGGCGTGGCCATATTGCCGCGCCCTTATGAGCAGCTTTGAGCCTAAACATGAAGATAAAGAGGCTGTTTGCGCTATGCTCATGTCTGAACTATTAGAAATAACAACTCCCGCCTAACCGCGTAATTATAAAATAAAGAGAAAGATATGAACACAAACAGACTAATAGGCGTTGGTAAAGACGCAAACGCGCTAACAATAGTAGGCGCTGAAATATCCATAGAGCAATTTATGAGGCACGGGGAACAGCATTGGGGTATGGCTGTTCAAATATCCAAGTACTCGCTAGACGATGTTCTATTGGGTCTACTGGAAGACTATGACATAGATGTAATAATTAAAAACCTTAAACAGCTAAACTCATAGCCATGAAGCTCCACATCGCCGCACTCCCGTACCCAAAGAGCCCGAAACGCCGGGTAAAACGAAACCTGCTGTTAGCGTTTTATGCAGCTTTGAACAACATCAATAAACAGTAAAAACATGATACTAGCAAAAGACGCAAAGCGTAACGCCGAAAACTTTAGTTCGCAGTCTGAATTGGATGAAATATACCAACAGATAGAGCGCATATCGCTTCATGGCGTAACATTCTTGTACTCCGGAAAGTACCTGATAGAATCGGACATAAAAGCGCTGGAAAGCAACGGGTACACCATAAGAATATCCGAAGTAAACAAATGCCACAGAATAGAGTGGTAATCACTTTTCATCAATAAACAGTAAGAGTATGAGCAACACAACACAAGTACAGAAAAAAACAGGCATCGCAGCCATATCAGAATACCTTAACGGCGGAGCGGTAGCTAAGAAGTTTGAAAGCATGATGGGCAAGCGGTCAACGCAGTTCATTACAAGCGTAATGCACGTTTGCGCCAACAATGAGCTATTAAAGAACGCCCTGCCCGAAACGGTCTACCAAGCGGCAGCAGTAGCAGCTACGCTGGATCTGCCAATCAACAACAACCTGGGGTTTGCCTACATTATCCCTTACAAGGAAAAGCGCGAAGACGAACAAGGGCGCACCTATGATGTAGTAGTAGCTCAATTCCAGATGGGTTACAAGGGATTTATTCAACTGGCACAGCGTAGCGGTCAATTCAAGTACATAGGGGCAAGCCCTATATTCGAGGGGCAGCTAATAGAAAACAACCCGCTTACCGGCAACATCTTCGACTTTTCCAAAAAGAAGTCCGACACCGTAATAGGCTATGCAGCCGGATTCGTCCTTCTCAATGGCTTTGACACCACATTTTACATGCCGGTTGAAAAAATACACGCTCACGCCAAAAGGTACTCAAAGACCTATGAGAACAAAAACGGTCGCTGGAAGCTGGACTTTGAAGGCATGGCAACCAAGACGGTTATTAAGTTGCTCCTGTCCAAATACGCCCCGCTATCAGTAGAAACAATCCAAAGCGCGGTAATGTTCGACCAAGCCACCATAAAGGACTTTGAGACAAAAGAAGTTGAGTACACGGACGCGGTAGAGGTGGAGCAGCACGTATTGGATGCTGTAAACATCGACAAAAAAGCAGTAGAAGCGGCAAAAACATCACAGCCAGAATTAAACATGCCATAACATGAGCCAGTACAAAGAATATACCCCCGAGCAGGTTGAAGGTCTGGTAAGCCAGTTCCTTGTAAGCAGTTGGAGCTTTTCCCGCGTGTCAACGTTTGCGCGAAATGAAAAGGCTTTCGAGATGCAATACATCTTTAACGTAGCCGCAAAGCTGTCGGCAACCACCATAGCGGGGCAGGCATACCACGCGGCGGTAGAGGCGTATTTCTTTAACCGCAAACGGGGGCATACGCTGGCGCTGGCAGACTTGGAAATTGTTTCTTTCAACTACATAGATGAAGTAAAGGCTAACCGATGGAAGATACAGAAAACAACGCCAACCATTGACGAATGCAGGGCTAAGGCTACGCAGTTGGCTACTATGCTGGTCAGGAACTTCTTCGCGGAAATATCGACCTATGAGGAAGATATAAAGGAGATAATAGATGTTGAGGTGAAATGCGAGGAGTTCCTGACCATTAATGGGGTAGACGTACCGCTGCCATGCCATGCGCGTATCGACCTAGTGGTAAGGACGAAAAGCGACCGTGTGGCGATTGTTGACCATAAAAGCCGGTCCGGATATACATCAGACGATGAAATAGCAATGTCCATAGGCAGGCAGGCAATAACCTACATAAAGAGCTATGAGGCTAAGACCGGGCAGCCAGTAGATGAAGTTTGGTTTATAGAGAATAAAACATCTATGAACAAAGACAAGTCACCACAGCTTAAAGCCTTTAAGATTGTGCTCGACGCTGATACCCGCAAGCTATACGAATCCCTGCTTTATGAGCCACTACGCCGCATGATAACAGCCGTAAACGACCCGGATTATGTGTACATGATGAACGACACAGACAACTATGTAGACCGGGCCGAAATGTACGACTTCTGGGCGCGTACCATGATAAGCGAGGTTGACGACTTCAATGTAGACACGAGCAAGCGCGACCTAATAACCAAGCGTCTGCGAAAAATACGGGACGCATCCGCGCCAATGGTAAGCCCACAGGTAATAAAACAGTTCAAAGAAAACGCAGCATCATTCATTCAATACGATTTAAGCCATACTAATATGACACCAAGCGAAAAGATAGAGCACGTACTACGCAGCTTTGGCATTATTGCCCGAGTCGCCCACCAGATGCAGGGATATTCCAGCGATACATTCTTACTTGAAGTGTCCGCCGGGGTGCAAATATCCTCCATGAAAAAACACAGGCTGGACATTGCCAACGCCCTCGACGTTTCAAACGTCCGTTTCTCTGAAAACCTTGTAATGCATGAAGGGAAGTCTTACATATCTGTAGACTTTTCAAAGAAGCGCGACCGGGATTTGATTTTCGACGAATCAGCTTTGGTTGGTCGCAGGTTGCCGCTGGGTAAGGATAATTTCGGTAATACCGTTGTGTGGGACTTGGATAACCACGCCACCCCTCATATGTTGATATGCGGGCAGACGGGTAGCGGCAAAAGTGTTAGCATACAATCAACTATTGAGTATGCGATACAATCCGGGATTGACAATATTATCATTCTCGATCCAAAATTCGAGTTCACAGATTATAATGACGTGCTGGGCATAACTGTAGTTAATGAAATTCTCGCCATAGAAAAGGAAATGGCAAAGCTGGTAGAGTACATGAATGAGCTAGTTCGCACAGGACGCAAAGAACCCACGCTTGTTGTGTTTGATGAGTTCGCGGACGCAGTGGCACAGTCGCGTAAAGGCAAAGAGCTGGACATAATGGAAATGGTTCAGACCGGCACATATAAGAATGGTGCGCCAAAAATGGACTTAAAGAAAACAGGAGAACTTAAATCACTAGAGGAAAACCTACGCATACTGCTGCAAAAAGGACGCTCGTCTGGATTCAGGATAATAGCCGCTACGCAGCGTGCATCGGTTAAGGTAATCACAGGAGACGCAAAGGTGAATTTCCCTGTACAGGTTTGTTTCCGCGTACCAAAAGAGGCGGACAGCCGGGTAGTACTTGACGAAGCCGGGGCCGAATCATTAGCCGGCATGGGTGACGGGCTTATCAAGTCACCAGAGTACACGGAAACGGTTCGATTCCAGGCATACTACAAACCAAAGACTAACAAGGTAAAAGCCGCCTAAATTATGACAGTCACAATCCACGGTATAGACTACGAATGCAGCCCTGAGCTGGCAGAGGTTGTAAAGCAGCTTTATGACGAAGGGGTGCGCCTGAACCAGCAGGTAGAAACTATGGTGCAGACCATTGCAAACTACCAGATGAAGAATGAAACAGCGGTGGCGCACCCTACAAGGGAAACGAGGTTACAGGTGTGGAAGGCTAAGAAGCAGCTATTGGAGTTGATACCAAAGAACAAGATTGAGCAATTACAATTTTTCAGAGCATAAACCCACCCCACTCTCAGAAAAGATACAGGTATGAAGCAACACAAATTCAAAGCACAGCGAACAGAAATAGACGGGATAAAGTTTGCCAGCAAGAAAGAGGCTAATAGGTATGTGATACTAAAGCTAATGGATAAACAGGGGTATATACGAAACCTACGCCTGCAAGTCCCATACGATCTGAATCCCGGCGGCGCGTTCAAATATCGCTACTTCGCTGACTTTGTTTATGAGCAGGGTAATGATACGATTGTCGAGGATTGCAAGGGGTATTTAACAAGAGAGTACAAAAAGAAACGCGCTTTGATGCTAAAGATACACAACATAAAAATAAAGGAGGTATAGTGTGGAAATTATTTCATGGAAGCCGGTAGTAGGCTATGAAGGATTGTACGAAGTGAGCGACATGGGACGCGTGCGCAGCCTACATAAGAATACAAAGTCATCTAAGGTTGCTGGCAACATAATGCGTTTACACGCAAAACCAAAAGGGTATTTAGGAGTATCGCTTAGTAAGAATGGAAAGGTGTCCACTAAAATGGTGCATAGAATTGTCGCTATTGCGTTTATATCCAACCCGTTTGGCAAGTTGACAGTAAACCACAAAGATGCAGACAAGCAAAACAACAGAGTAGATAACCTAGAGTGGGCTACGCAGTTAGAAAATGTCCAGCACGCTCGTGCTTTGGGGTTACAGCCGCCCATGTCCCCAAACTGTTGGGCTGCATCTACAAAAGCTATATCCAAAAAGGTGAGCATGTATTCAATTTCTGGAGATTATATCAGATCATTCCCTAGTACGCACGAAGCTTTCCGAGTTACAGGAATTTCTCAAACCGGAATATCGAAAATATGCCGTAATAAGATTAAAAATCCTACTAGGTATGTTTTCAAATACGACAACAAGCATTAACAACCATTTTAACAACCATAACGAGAAAGTATGAAAAAAGTAACAACAGTAGCTCTACTGGCATTGAGCATGGCGA